TCCGGGTTACCATCGTTTATCTTTTGCCTAGATTGATGTACAGTATTAGATCCACCAGAACTGCCACCTGTATTGCTTGATGATATAGCAGCGGAGTAATGATTGGCAGTTTTGGTCTTAGCAGTTGGATTAGATTTAATCTTTGCTGCAGCACGTAAGTTTTTGTTTTGGTTGTCAGCACCAAGTATCATAAGAAATCAACCTAAAAAGAACTCGCTACTTGCGAATAGGGGTCGGAGCCAAGATTGGGCAATCCCTTATACATAGTACTGTTCACGGAGCCTGGTGCAACAGATCCAGCTGCAGATCTAAAACTATTTATTTGATCTGAGCTTCCCTCTAGGTTTACGGAATAGGAAGTTCCTTGGTTGTATCCAGAGAACATAGAAGATTGTGGGATTTGGGGGGACCTTTGGGGCATCTGTTCATAAGCTGATCCTCCAGGAAGAAGGGGTGGGCCACCTACATCTTCAGGGCTTCTTCCCTTTGAATGCTGAAAGGCAAAGCTGGCAGCAATTATAGCTAGTCCAGCATAACCTGCTTTTCTAACCGTAGGGTTTTCAAAAGCCTTCTTCATTGCCCCATCTCTAAAGGAGTCACCTATTCTTTTGTAGTTCCTTCTGACCAAACCAGTGCTTTCATCAACACCTTCGTCTCCCAGCATAGCAACCCTATCTGCGTCATCTAAAGCCGTAGGGGCTAGGTCTATTGCACTTCCTCTTCTAGATAATAAATCTTGAAGTTGTGGTGTTAAACTTTCTCTAATCTCACTAGCTCTTCTTATGTCTCTAACCTGGTTAGACATTTCTTCTGATAGACCTAAATCTTTAATAGTTTGATGTTCACCAACGTTCATTGCCTCCATAGCTAGATCTATTACGGGATCAGCTCCATATGATCTTCTCCCCAAGTTTCTTATATTATAGAGATCAAGTTGTTCTTTAACCTTAGGAGAACTTTTAAGTGCATCGTATTGATCAACCAAATCCATCAAACCATCTTGCCTCTTATAGTGGGACATGGCCCTAGAATCTCTAGCTCCCTGTACTAACTTTGCTAATTCATCTGGATCGTCTCCACCAGATCTATAGCTAGTTAGATCTTTTATACCTCTTCGCATTGAGCTCATTGTATCTATGCTGTCTATGACTTCTTGAATACTACTGTTTGTAGTGTTAGCAGAATCTAATATAGATGCATGAAGTTTTTGCCCCATCATTTCGCTCTCGACTGCATTTCGAAAAGCTATCTTTTCAGACATGTCTGCTTCTCCATTGACTGCTCCGCTAAACATTTCATCTAATTCTTTTGACATTTTTTCTTGCAAATTTAAAACTTGAGATGCAGCTTGTCTACCTTCAGCAGTTAGGGTAGCTTCCCCCATGAAAGCTTTTCCTCTATCTATCCCAAAAGTTTGACTAGCTGCTCTCATGCCAGCTGTAACTCTAGCTGCGTTCTCTGTCATTTGTGAGATAGCAGCGTACTTTCCTGACCTAATGCCTATTGTATTGACTAAAGTTTCATTAATTTTTTCGTTAGTATCTCCGGCATTTCTTAAGCTTGCTATAAATTTATTAGCCAATTCATTTGCTGGATCTATTTCACTGCTATGGGCTTCGAATCCTTCAATGATACCCTTTAGGTAGGCAGCGTTGTCACCTGCTTTGAGTCTTTGTTTCAATATCATCTTATCAGCCCCAGCTAAAAGATCAGGATCTTCAATACCTTTCTTGTATGCTAAAGCTCTCAAGGCTCCAATGTATCTACCTTGCTCTTCTATGGCTTGAGATCCTACTTGACTTAGAACTCCTGCTGCGTCGCTACCTGCTTTGCCAGTTAGCTTAGCTAGAGCAAGTTGGACCCCTCTTAAGTCAGCCCCTTTTTCGGCACTGTTGCGTATTGAAGAAGTAAGCGCATTATAAACTTCTTCGGTATAATGTTGTCTACTTATGTCGCCTTTTATATTCGCCCTGCTATTCATGGTTATAGCATAGTCAATTGCTTGACCAGGGTCTATTAACCCAACTTTATAATTTTGTTTTAGGTTTAACACGTCAGCTGCATCTAAGTGCTTTAGTATTTCATCGCCCTGTCTAGTTGAAGCTGTTACCATGGTTAATCTATTTATATAAAGTCCAAGAGAATCTGCTGTTTCTGCTGCCCTTAATTGCTTTATACCAAACTCCCTAACTGTTAAGTTAGAAATAAAAAGTTCTTTTTTAGCAACTTGTTCAGCTGTTCCAGCTTGCATCATCTTAGCTAAAGCGTCTTGTATCTCTACACCCATGCCGTCAATTGCCGATAGTCTTCCTATCTCAGCTCTTTCGGAAGAAGAAAATAAACTAGTTTCATCAAGTATTTGTTGAATGGAATCTTTTTCAAAATCATAAGCTCCCGACTCCGCAAACAATTTAAAAATATTACCTTGTCTATAGTTTGCTGTTAATTGTTTTTCATCAAATACACCAGCTTTAATTAAACGATCATATTTATCTTTACTCATGGCTAATGTTGATCCATATTTTTGATTATTTAAATCATTAATAATATCTTGGCTAATTTTTGCTATTGGGGTTTTAGAGTCCTTCATGGTTTGAATCATTGTTTCGTGAATTGATGCTTGATCTGCAAAAAATTTTGCATGGCGTGTGTCTATCCCTAACATTTGTTGTGCCGTCATATCCTCTGGAGAAATAATTTCATGAAGTAGTTTTTGATCTAGCGTAGCGGTCCCTTTGGCGACCATATCGTTTAAGGTAGCAACATAACTTTGATTTTTACCAAATGTTGCTCTAATAGTTTCTGTATCAAATTCAGCCATAGACAATACATATTCCCCAGGCCCAGTTGGTTGACGGAATGTAAAGAAGCCAATTCTTTCGCCAATTTTTTGTTTATTTTGATCGAAAATATCCATAGTTCTCATCATTGGAATACCTTTGTCGTCCAAGTCAAATGTACCCAAGGAATGGTGGAATATATTAGCAGCGTTTCCGGAGGTCAACATTTTGTGTCCTCTAATTTTAAAATTCATTAGACCAATTTCATTACCACCAGATGATAACCTAAAATTAGCTACATCTTGCAAAGTAGCTTTTCCAACTTTTCTTCCTGAGTAATAAGCTAATTCCGAATCAATTGAAAATCTATAAACATTTTCCATAACTGGTTGCAAGATTCCATCTTTTTCTCTAGCTATTTCAGATTGAACAAAGTTCATTAAATAACTAGACAATTGTGGCATCTGTCTTATGTCCCTACCGCTTTCTAAGGCCTCAACTAAAAGAGAGGCATAACGTTTAGATCTTTCCGCACCTGTTCTAAATTCAGTAGGGAGGGAGTCAACAGCTATTTTTGATCTTTCATAAATTTGCTTCCTTAATCTTGGATCAATATCGCCAGTCTTTAGAGCCTCTTGGTAAGAAGCTAAAATTCTATTTCCTCTTTCTGCAGTAGAATCTATTGCTTCTTGTGAAGAAAAAATTTCACCATGGAAAGCGGGAGCAAGTGGATCTTCAAAAACTAAATCTTTCCCCCTGCCCTGCAATATTATATTGGCCATATCAGTCTGCCCCATAATCGCTAATTCTTTTTTTATATTAGCTTCAGAAGTAATAGTACTGTAATGGGCTAATCTATCATCTAGTTCAGCTGTTGTTCCAACGCCTTTAATGTTAAATGTTCTACCATTTCTCATGAAATTAAATCGAATAGTCTCTGCGTCCATCCCAGATGCCGCGTTATCTATGTCGCTTTTTAGAAATTTTCTTTTCTCTATTTCTTCTGGACTTAGATTAGCTAGTCCCTTTGCCTCTAATGCTTTTAGTTCTGCTTGCATATTTTTTCGCATGCCTTGTATAAATTTTTCGTTTATAAGAGTAGATCCATCATATGGCCTTTTGAATTGTTCCATTAATTCTTCGTATCTCACAAGTGCTTGTCCTTTGAGATTTTTTGCTTTTGTTGGATCTCTTAAAGCTTCTTCTATTTCTGGATACTTTTTTGTTAGTCTTGCTATTCCTCCATTTTTTCTAGATATAATGCCAAGACTTTCCATTGAATTTATTGCTGATTGTAGAGCGCCAGATTTTCCATAGTAAGCAGCAGCCTCTTCTATTTCTGTTGAAGAAAGTCCAGCCATTGCTTTTCTAACTAAATCTTCTCCAGTAAGTGTTACTCTACCTTTGTTGCTTGATATATCATCTAAATGAGCTAAAGCTATTTTAGCCAAATCTTTTTCTGTATCAAATATTTTTACAGAATCACCAAAGCTAGAGAAGGCAGCGCTTTTAGCATCTAATCCTTTAGCTAAGTTAAGTAAATCGTTTCCAGCTAAAGAAATTCCATCTAAAGAAAAAATACCCTTACCTCTCTTGGCGGCTTTTTGGAATAGTTCGCCTAGTTGTCCATCCTTTAAGGATTTAAGTATTTGTTCATTAGAAAATAATCCACCAGCACCACCGCTAGTTTTATATAAAAGTTCATTTAATTGAACGTCAGTTAGCTCTTCGCCATTAACGAATGCTCTAACAAAAGTTCCAGAATCTTTTGTTTGAAACATAAATCCTTTTCCTTTGGAAACATCTTTTAAAACATTCTTTGCTGTTTCCAAAGCTCCTTGTGGGATTCTAGCTGATCCAATGGTAAAGCTTAGTTTGTCAGCAGGTGAATTGATGAAAGAAAGAGAATCCCTGAGAGTGCTATCTGTCCTTAACATCTCTTTAATAGACCTAGCTCTTTCATTGAATCCGCCTAAGCCTCTCATTGAACCCGACTGCCCAGGACCGCCTCCTGTTACTCTGGCAAATCCGGTAAGGCCAGATTGATCTGCTGCATTAAAAGCAGCGTTCATGTCATCAAAACGTTTTCCAGTAGAGTTCATTACATAAGTTATTTTCCCAGAATCAATTTCTACTTTAATGACATTGCCTGCACCATAGATAGTATTCTTCAATGCCCTTCTATGAATTTGAAGATATTCAGGAGCGTAATAACTAGGTGGAAAATTAATTTCCATTATCTAACTCCTGCATTAATATTAATTGAATTTGATCCATAAGGATTTTTTACCGGCGATACTGATCCGGAAACTCCCATGCGAGACATCATTGCTCTTAGTTGAGCTGCCGTATCTTGGCTATCGTTTCCTCCAAAGAAAGAAGGATAAGATGGATTGGCTAAATTTGCTTCACGTATCTGTTGTGGATAGTAACCCATTTGAGACATTTCAAGACCCATTGACGCACCAGTTTTAATTTTTACATGTTCAAGATTGGTATTGGGATGCCAACCTTCCCAGTTTTGAGATGGCAATTCATGTCTAGAAAAATAATCTGCTAAGTCGGGTTTTTCTTCTACTGGCATTCCCCAAGCTGATTGATAAATTCTTCTTTCTAATCTTCCTGCTGTAGATAGAATTTTTTCTCTTTCATTTTCTGGAGCATTAATCATTGCTTTAAAATGTTCTCTTTTTCTTTTAGGAACTGATAAAGAAAGAGTATCTAATGATGGTGTTTCTAAGTCTGCTCCATACATGGTTCTTCTTGCAGCAGATTGAAAACTAGCTGCAGCTGCTGCATCCCCTGATGCTTGAGCTTGATTTGCTAAACTTGTATTTTTTACATAACTTAAAATGTCAGTATATTCTTCAAGTGCTAATTCTTTTTTCCTTGTTTTTGGAATAAATCTATCACCAGTTATAGCTTCATGTAAATTTCCTCTTATTGAAGAAGCAAAGCCAGCTGCGGCACCTATGATAGAGCCTAGGGTTTTTCCTCTAGCTCCTTTGCCAAACATGGAACCTGCTGCTGCCATAGCTGCAGTTGCAACAATTGGATTTCTTTGAGAAGCTTTATTAACCATTGGTTCAATAAAACTTTCATATGGCCTTTGCCATTCAGGGAAAGTAGAGCCATAAACATTTCTTCTTTCCCAATCCTCAGTAGCAGTTCTCTTATTCATAAATTTAGTATTGAAGAATGTATCTCTGTGAGCTAAGTATTCTCCAACTCTACTTACTGCGTGTAGTCTAGGGTTCATTCCCATTTCTTCAGGCTTAGAATCTTTATACTTATATGGCGAAAAATCATATTTGCTTGTAGTGTCTGCTACTTGATCTCTTATAGTTTGTACTTTTAACTTTTCATCAGGAGAAAGAGAGCCAGTTTGTATTTGATTATTTAAAGATCTAAATTGTTTAGAGTAGGGCGCTATGTCAGCAAGGATGTCTAATTGATTTAACTTTCCATACTTTCCAGTTTCATCAGCAGAGATTGTATTAAATCTTTCATATCCTTTTCCAGGAAGTCTAATTTCTCCATCAGCAACTTTTGTAAATGGATCTCCTCTTTGGAAGTCAGTAAAGTATTCAGCTCCTGGCAAGAATGGATATTTTTCTCCCATAGTATTTCTAATGGGGTTAATATAGTTAACATTAGATCTTTCTTTTGGTATAAATCTTCTAACTACTTCAGAGACTTCAAGGTTACCAAGAGCTCCTTCTCCACCCATAGGAGCATCGCCAAGTCCACCTAAGTTTAAATCCCAAAATGATCTAGTAGATCCATATCCCTTTGCTGCTGATTGTAAAACTGTTCTTTGAGGTTCGTAGTCACTTTGTCCAAAACCAAATGATTCCCTTAATTGACCAAAACCAAAACCATAGATACCAGCCATTTCCTGAGCTCTATATCCTAATTCTCCAGCTTGTATCCCCAGCTTATTGGATTCGACTGGCTCTCCAGCAGGCACTATTGAAGGGCTCATTATGCCGCTTACCTTAGGTGGGCCATATTGAGCAGCATCTCTTAGGGAAGAGTTGTAGCCACCAATAGTCGACTTAACTTGCCTGCCAGCAGTTCCCATTGGAGCAGAAGCCTGAGATAGTCTTGAGTTACTTTGCCCAATAGCCATCGTTGAGGAGCCGTATAAGCCACCTCCTGAGGACCCAGTGCCACCGTACCCCATGCCACCGCCGAAACCCCCCTGAGAAGCCCCCATATAGCCTGTAGAGTCATATGCTCCAGACTCTCCTGCCCTTTGATAGTTAGCTAAACCTTGCTTTAGCTCATCTTCGTGCATCTTAATTTGAGGCTTAAGTAGTTTTCCAACTGTCATATTGGCTAAAGCAGTAGCTGGACCAAATGGTCCCGTAAAGTATTCACCACTAACCGGGTAAGGTCTATCTTCGTAATGTTGGCGTTCAAATCGATATGGATCAAGTGGCCTTAATGGAGAGAAGTCATATCCATAAGCTAATTTTTCTAGAGGAGATTCAAATGAATCAGATGTGTAGGTTCCAGCTTCTTTAAGTTTTCTGTAATACGATGGACGGTAATACATTGTTTTTCCGCCCATAAAAGGAGTACTACCCAGGGGCCAAAATCTACCTTGCTTAATAGGGACTTCGCCCTCAAGAAGTTGTTTTTTCTTTTCTTCGGCTGACATTCCGCCAGGGATTAAACCTGCACCTATAGCTTGTGCTTCAACAAGACCTCTTGCCATTTTAGTGGTAAAGAATGGAGAATAAACTCTTTCCCCATCTTTATCTTTTTCATTTACATAACCGCCAATAGTCCTGTCAGCAGCTAGTAGTGTTGTACCTCCAGCAACAATTGGCAATACTCTTTTGCCCACCATGCCACGCATGTACATGTCAACTGGTCCACCATATTTACTTTGATCTAACTGTAATCCAAAAGTACCAAAGTATTTATTTACTCTAGAAACAAGATGAGAGCTAGCTACTGAGCCAGTAGAAAATGCATCTTGGTTTTTATAGGTCCCAAATCCCATTGCACTTTTAATTGCAGCTGCTGGTCCTCTTTGAAGAGCTGTGCCAAAAGTTGGAACAAAAGTAAAGTCTTGACCAGTACCAAGAGTATTGACGGCATCGTCGCTTATTTGATACGGAGCAGAACCAAATGCTTTTCTTGCGAACGGCAGAGCTCTAGAGAATGGCCTTCTGATTGAAGCTCCAACCATAGAATCTGCACCTGTGGTGAAGGGAGAAAATAATGAAGCTATATCTTCACTTGATTGAGTTCTTCTTGATACTTCTCTAAGGGCATTCTTAGCATTTGCTACTCCAGACAACTCTCCTTTAAAAGTTGCATGAGCGCTAAAGTTGAAAAGATTTCCTAAAGCTCCAATCCTAGCTTCTATAGCATCGTTTAAACCTATCTTGCCTTGCTTTTGAAGATCTCTAATTGCTTTTGTGGTTTGAGTAAAAATGTCTTCTGTCTCATTGAGCATTTGGTTTTTTAGGGATATTAACCTAAACACTTCATTCGAGGCTTCATCTAACCTTGTGTTAATGACTCCTGATCTAGCTGATACTTGAGATGAAGAGTTAAAAAATGATTGATCTAAATATTTATTTAATTTAGAATGAGCTGCTATTATTTCTCTTGGATCTTTTCCAGCACTTCTTATTTTAGATACTGTATTTGCTAAGTCTCCAAATAGTTTTTGATGTACGTCTTTAAAGCTTTGATGAGATGTTACTTGAGAAGAACTTGCACCACTGGAAGTAAATAAATCAGGTCTAGAAGTTTCAAGCTGAGATCTGACTCTAGAATGAATCCCAGATCCAAAGGTTCTAGTCCTAAAGCTATCAACTGCAGACAAGATTTCTCTTTGATTAAATCTCGTATTACCAAGATCGTCTACTACAGATAGAGTTCCCTCAGCATCGTCTAAGCCTTGTAGCATTAATTTTCTAGTGGAACGTCCTTCCCTAAAAGTTATGGACTTATCTTTAGAGGAAAGAAGTTTAGCCATTGTAGCTGGATTTTCAATATCGTAAGAACGCTTCTTGAATCTTTGGGCTAATCTAAACAAAGAGTTTGGTTGTTCTGAATCGATGTCAAAAGCTTTTTTGAAGCTTGCCATTCTTCCAGTTTTACCTGCTATTTCATCAGCGGACTGCCCAGTCAATCCCGCTGCGTTTCTTGCTTCTCTACTTATTAATTCAGTGCTAGAAGAAGATATTGGTCTGTACGAGCCAGCTATTTTTTGAGCATCGAGAATTCCTCTTTCGTTTTGAGAAAAACTTGTTAAAGAACCTTTAGATCCTCTATCTTTTGCAAATAAATAAAAATCTGGTCTAGCAGCTTCTGCTCCCAAGAATGGTTGAACAGTTCTAGAAGAAACATATTGCAGAAGAGGAGCTTCTTTAGCTGCTCTTAAGGATTGGTATCCAAACATATCTGCTGGGTTAAAGTTAAGAATTGGCACCTTAAACTCAGAGGCCATGAAATCTTTAGCTCCAGAGAAAACACTCTTAACTTTAGTGAAGTCTAATATCTCTCCATTTCTAGTTTGATAAACTCCGCCAACTCTAGTTTGCCCAAGAGTTTCTGTTGCAGATCCAAGGCCTCTAGTTAAAGGATCTCTAGTAGCTTGTAGCGAAGCTATCTGTGTAATTGCCTGTTGTTGTTCTTCAGTCATGTGAGAGAACATGCCTCTTTCAACGGCGTCATCTATAAGGACTGGCTTTAAGCCAAATATACTTCCAGACCCAGAAAAAAATCCTGTTGTTAAACCCTTGTTCTCAAGAAGGTAGTCCCTCATGTATCCAAAATCAGTTGGATCAAAACCTTGTTGAGCTATGCTTTTAGATAAAACGCTTTCAGAAAGTAACTTACCATTAGATTCTGTTAGTGGAATTCCTAATGTTTTTGCAGTTTTTCTTAATAGAAAACTTTTCTTTTGATCTGTTAAATCGCCAACAAAATCACCATAGCTTTGTTTAGTTGGTTTTAGTATTGAAGATACTTGTTCTCCAATTTGATTTTTAGATACTTGATTCCATTGAGAACGAATATTTAAATCTAAAGTTTTTCTAAAATCTTGAGAAACAAATAAACTGTCAACTTGTTCTAGTGACTGTCTAAGGGCACTGCCTCCAGGAATTGCACTAGCAAAATCTTTTCCACCTTTTATCCCTTGAAAACGTTTAATAATTTCGTCAAAGAATTCATCGCCTTCTACATTGATTGCTTTTCTTCCTAATGCAATTCTTTTATCTAGAGATACTGAAGAATTTCTTTTTGGTAGTTCTTTTATCTCTAAATTATTGACAAAACTTTTTGCTGCTTTTCTATCTACGCTATAGCCAGAGACTAATTTATTTTCTAATTGATCTTTATATTCATCTCTTAATCTACCTTGGTAGAAGCCACTAGATGTAAATCTTTCTGAAGATGGACCACCTCTGCCTAAAGCATCGAAGTCATGAGCTAGTCTTGATAAGTTACTTGAGTGTTGTGATTGTATTTTATTAATTGAATTATCTAAAATAGTTTTAGAATCAGTTCCAGTAAGTCCCTTGAGCTTAAGTCTAGTGTGCTCTTGCTTTAAAGCTTCCGTTAAAGTATCTCGTTTATCTAGACTAAACTTTTTTGTTAGATTACCTAAAGCTTGTTCTCTTGATAGTTTTCCTGAGACGACATCATGTGCAACGCCTAGTGAATGGAACTGATTTTTGAAAGCCCTAAAGCCAGAAGACATTCCTCTTACCCCAGGAAATGAATCTAATACTCCGTAGCCATCATCTGATTGAGCTACAAAAAAAGATTTAGCTTGTTCAGTTAATGTTTTTAGTTTTCCTGCATTTACATCAGATGCTCTTCTAGATGCATCTTGTGCGCCGTGTCTAGCTGCTCTCCACGCTTGCAGAAATTCAGGCTGTGCATTATCTGCTTCTTGGACTCCAGCTGCAAAAGCTCCACTTGTTCTTGAAGAAAGTTTAATTCCTTTATTCAATACATCGGAAGCATCGTGACCGACTTCAGCAAGGAGTGACCTAAGGTCAAATGCAAAAGAACTTGCTTTTTGTTTTATTGGACTTAAGGCACTTAAGTCATTCATTGAGTTAGCTAAAGTAGTTAATGAACTCTTCCCAGCAGCACCAGCAGCTCCTAACGCCTCAAATGGCAGGATCATAGTAGCTACGTTAATTGTTGAAGTCTTGACGAAATCAGTTAATACGTCTGCTGGGTTGTACCAGTTAACTTTTTTCTTGTCTTGATTTTGTCCAAACAATGGTTCGGTAACAGCTTTTTGCGTTACGTACAACGCAGGTAGTTCGTACGGCATTCTCCTGCCTGCTCGTACTAACTGCTTTTGAATTTGATCTCTAGTTAAGAATGCTTCGCTTGATTCGCTACTTAAGCCTGTTCCAGTACTCTTCTTGCCTTGTTCGCTAAGAGGTGCAAAGAATTTTCTAGCACTCCTTCTACCATCGTATCCAGTAGTTAATTTCCCATCAACTTTTTCAACTAGCCTAGAATAATCATCTACCCCACCAATCTGGCGAGTTACTGATTCTAGTTCATCAAGACCTTGTCTAAGATCTAAAATTCCTTTTACTAGTCTGGTAGATGGCCTATCTAAATGGCCAGCTTTAATTGCTGCGTCTGAGGAATCTTGTAAAAACTTTCCTAGTTTTAATCCACCAGATTTAGTGACTCTAGATGCTACAGTAGTAACTACAATTGCAGTAGCTGCTGAACCCAAGAACTTCATCATTGGGTGGCCATCAAGGGCCTTTGCTATCCTGCCACTACCAGGACTTGGAGTTTCTGTTTCGCCCTCTTGCGAAGGTAGGTCACGAGAAGATACGCCATATCCTATGTTATGTATTGGCCCTCTATCTCTGAACACTTTTTTCTCCTAAGTTTATAAACTGCCCATAAGTTTTTGGGCAATCGGGTCGTTGTAACGCGCTTCACCCTCTTTACGCTTTGCATCATGCTGAGCAGCTATCATTTGCTGCTTCATCGATTCCTCTTCTGGGTCAATGATGTCTAGTTTAATTTGTGTTGGCTCAATGCCATAAGTCGATTGCTGAATCTCTATGATCTTTTCAGCTAAAGCAACTCTTTCTGCCAATTGAGAAAAAGTAAAATTATCTAAGTCTTCCGGTGTATATGTATTAATAGTAGCGAGGACAAAGGCTTTCATCAATGATCTTACTTCACCGGCTTCAGACCTCTTTTGGTCCATGATCATTTTTGCTACACGCGCAGAAGCAAATCCAGAAGCATCTAAAACTTCTTCTGCTATTGTACTTACGGCTCCTGCCGGAATTTTGTCTACATTAAAATTCTCAGGATATACTACTGTTTTTTCTAGTATAAAATCTTCTGCATCTGCGGAAGAATACCCATCTGAATTCTGATATTCTGATATTCTGTCAAATTCCCCAAAAGTTAATTCTCGGAAAAGAAGATCAATCCCCTTTACGCTAACGCTATAAAGGGGACCATATTTAATCTTTAATTCTACAAGAACTTCAGGATCTATCATTTAAAGCTGGCGCACCTCAAGTGCTACGAAACCAGATGCTTCAAGGATCTCTTGAGACAAAAGAGAAGGAATTCCAGCCATATCTTCTGCCATTGATACTTTGGTATAGTCTGGGAACAATAAGCAGATTTCTGTAATTGCTTCTTCATTCCAAAGGTTTGCCTCAGCAGTTGAAAGCTGACCAGCTTGGACAAGCTGTTCCATCTTCTTGACCAATTGCTTGTATTCACTACGAGCCAAAGTTCTCCAAACAACGTGCTTGTCAAAAGTCAAAGAGGTTACATATACATCACCATGAAGAGCTTTCCATGCTTTAATCATCCCAGCAGTTGGGCCATTGTCCCAAATTTCTTCAGCGTCGTCTAAATCTTCTACTGACTGAGGACCTACATCTTCTACGAATTCGTCATCAAGCATCGAGGTAGTTTCGGATGTAGCAACCTCTTCGAGATTAAGCTCTTCAATAGTCTCTTCGTCGGCAGTGATAACTACCTTTTTTTCATTTGACATTTTTACTCCTTAAAAGTATATTCTAGAATCATAACATGATATCACTTTAATCATGTTGTAGCAAATAATTAAATTAAAGTTCCTGGACCAGAAACTTGTATGCCGGTTACAGTAGTTGATGTTGTGGTTCCTGTAGTTGCAGTATTTTCAGTTGAATTTGGCACTGTTGCAGACTTGTCCATAAATGGCTTATCCCCAATATCTGCGTTAGAGAAGTAGAAGTCTCTAGCTATAAATTGATAATTTTCAACTAACGGCTGACCACCACTTTGATATGCTGTCGACATAGAAACTAATTGTACATTTTGTAAAACAATTTTCATTGGGCTATTACTGGCACTAATAGAACTTCTTTCGTTAATGTCAGTAGCTAAAATTCTATCAGAGTTTAGTTGTTGGTTTATTTCAGTACCAGATTTATAAGTTAAAATAGAATTAGAAGTAATTCCTGTTTCTTCTACTCCATAAAATATAACTAGGTTAAATGGTGGATGGGCACTAAATATATTATGGCCACCATTTTCGTAATCAACAAAAGTTGATTTAGTTGACCTATCAGAGGTTACTCTATCTAGTTGAGTGCTAGTCCAGTATTTGTTTATATTTACTTCGTCAGCTTGAGATTCATTTGCTGAATTTAAAGAAGAAATTACTGAAGATGGTGGATTAGTTCCTGAGCTTTCGGCTCTTACCTTTGCAGCTTTTTCTAGTAAAGAAGTCATTCTTCTAGGGTACCTAGAGTATAAAGAGAACTCTCCTGTGATGAGTCTAGTGCCATTCAACATAGCATCGTAGTTGTATGACCAAAAACCATACAATGGTTGCTTCTCCTGCTTGACTACATAAGCCATAGCAGCTATGTCCATTTCATCAGCTGGATCAAATAAGCCATCTATAAATATTTTTACATCTTCTCCAGAAAAAAAATAATCATAATAATTATTAAAAGCTTCGTCTTGTCTAGCTCCACCCCATTGAAGATCTATTTCTTGGTTTAATGGGTCAAAAAAGCCATTGCCATTTCCGCCACTAATTGGCGTTGTCTTTAAATCGTAAGGAAGAAAGGCAGTAAATGGGCGATAGGAAGAACGATTTGTTGCAGGCATTAAAGTCTCGATATTCTTTGGTTCATGAAGTTCTTGTAAGCTGCCACGTTATCCCCAAAAAAATTAGTAGATATGTTTCTGTCAACCGTCTGCTGGGCAACTATTGCAGCATCGGGATTATCTGAATAAATATTTCTATCTTCTGCAGTATCTAATTGTAACATGGGTTGAATGCCTCTAGCCATATATGTATAAGTTTGTTCTGTGATAAGGTCGTCAACAGACATTGTCTGACCTTCATCTACGATTGTCAACCCAAACAGTTTCATTTTAGCAGCTAATCCATATTCATTAAAAAAAGTTAAAACAACATCAAATGGAGGAAGCATGTCTGCTAATGGAGAATAGTTTTTTTCAGCCAATGCTTTTTTAAACTCTGCAATCCTATAGAAAGCATACTCATTAAATACGGTGAAGATTAAAGATCCAGCTATAGTTCTAGATCCTTTGACGAATCCTCTAGCATTTACGTGACCTAATGTTCTTACTGGAGAGTTTTCTCTGTGTATGGAATAAGATATTGTTTGGAGTTCCCCAAGTTCTATAAAGTCGCCAACTGAACTTGAAGTGTCATCACCTATTCTAGGGAGAACCATTGTTGCCTGGATATCAACTCCAGCAAAAGACATATTAGAAAATGGATCCGGAAGACCCTTATCTCTTCTGACTGAAGATATTGTGTTGTTATAGTCAGATATTTGTCTTTTTTCTAATTTAAGTTCATCAATATCTTTTCTCATTTATATCCTTAAAGTAAAAAGAGACGTGGAGGACAAAGCTCATCCTCCACGTCTCAAGATTTTTAATACTGTTATTTAATTATGGTCTGATAATCTCAGAGTTGAAACCGCTTGAGGTTACTGCATCTTGAGAGATTATGTCGGAAAGAGTTCCGTTAAATCTCTGAAGCTGTGAGTTAGAGATGGTATACATTGGTCCGATTTCGCGGGCTACGTAAGTCATTGTCTCCTCAATTACGATGTCGTCCATTGAAGCTCCAGAACCTTCGTTCAAAAGCTCAACTCCATAAATTGATCTTACTGCACCTTGGCCATACTCGTTGGCAAAAGTTACTGTAATATCAAATGGTGGAATTTGGTCAGCGTAGTATGGAACCTTGCTTACGACGTCTCTGCTCTGATCATCAAACTCAGCAATTCCTCTTCTGTGATTTGGATCACCTGGAAGAGTGTTGCTGGATCTTGTCCAGTATTTCATTTCCTGTGCAGTTCCATGATGCGATTCAAGCATCTGGTAGAGAGCTGGGCGGTCAAAGACTGTGAAAATCAATGAACCAGCAATACCTCTTTTGCCTCTAGAAAATGATCTTGGGTTTGGAGAACCCATTGTGTAGATTGGTGCTTTTTCTCTGGTTACTGAAAATGTAATACCTGAAAGAGCGCCAATCTCTTTCCCGCCAAAAGTGGCAACAATATCTGCACCAGAAAATGTGGTGTAAGTATTAAGGTATTTGTTTACAGCTGAGTCGTAGTATTCGCCGTTATTTGGCATCTTTTACCCTCCTATAGGTGTATTTAATATATTATTATTAAAGGCTGACAGATATACTGACTTCGATGCTCTTAAGCTCGAAGGCAGGTGTCAGGACTAGGTCAATGATAGCCTTGTTCTGAGATGGGACATAAGAGACTGTGAAGTCACTGTCCAACAAAGCACCAAGCTGTTGCATTCCGCGCAAGCCTGATGTAATGGCTGTTTCCATTGAGTTACGAACCTGCAGTGTAGAAGGCTCGCCAACGAACTTTTGACATACTTGACGAACTACCATAGCAGCTTCGTTTACGATTCTTGAAGTAGCAATACGTGTGTAGTCTGATGTTTCAGGCGCAAATGTGCAACCTTCTGCAAAGATGGGCACTTTATTGAAGTTGAGAACAATAGCATTAACGCCCTTATCTACAACTCCAGTGTTACTGCTGTTGGTAAGTGTGCTTCTGGTTGCGTTGTAACGAAGTCTAGTGACGTTGTAAGCTGTTTTATTAACAGGGCTTACATAAGAAGCCATTCTGCTCAAAGCAGCTGCAAATGTGGTTGCTCCGTTAGCATAGCCAAAGTCTGGGTTGCTAGCTGATGCATAGCCTACTGGCTTAAGCTCTGCGGCAATAACGAATACATAGCGACCATTATCTTTCCAGATATAATCAGTTCCAGCTTTTGCGTTTCTATCAGGAAGAGTTGCCAAGCCTAAATGGGTAGCAACATTAGATGGGGTCATGACCTCACCTGTTCCAAGGTATGGCTTAAGCCCCAAGACGGCGAAACATGGGCTAGTATTTTCGCTAATCTCTTTTACTTTAGCACCGATTAGGTAGGCCCAGTTCTTGGTATAATCAGTTGTATTGTTTGCGTTGAAACCAATTTCCTCGTCATCGCCAGGTGTTGCTGGGTTATTCCAGTCAGCCGAGTTTCCACCTCTACCCCAAGGAACGATAATGTCTGGCATAGAAGCTTCAGCAGCAGCAAATGCGTCATCAAACACACTAGTACCGCCCGAAGTTACGGTGCCAGCACCTTGGTTCCAGGTTGTATTGCTTGGAAGAGGAACCATAAAGATTCTATCTGCTCCAGCAGCTACGAGTTCAAGATAAGCTCTGTGAAGTTGTGAGCCCTCGCCAAAAGCAAGGATGACATTATCTTCTCTAGTTACTTGCACAACATCGAGATCGGCAATATTGCCAGTCCCATCAGCTGTGCTGCGCTTAGCTATAACGCAGATTCTTGGACCAACAGGAGTATCCTGTCTTGATATGCTATAAAAGCTATCTTTAATTATTGTTTTTACGCCAGGTAGAGCCATTGAATTTCGAACCTCCGGTTTGCCTATATTAGGTCTGTTCCCAAACTATAGTAACGCACAACCTATAAAAACAACTACGTTTAATATTTTACTTCAATTTTATATAGCGTAAGGAAAGTACCCAGAAAGGCTTGGGGTAGCACTGTAAAGATCGACTATCTCTATTGGAGTATCAGTATAATCTGGAGTAGATTTATTAAATAGCTCTTCTTGTCTACTGGTTATCAAACTTGCCTCGTAGGCCATAGCGGTTCTTACGTCTATTGCTACTTTTTCTATGGTAGAAACAGATGTCTGAATCAACTTTTCTGTAGTCAATAAATAAGTAATTGTTCTTTTAATAACATCTATATTAGATCTACTTTCCTCAGCGTCGGCTAACCTTCTGGCATACACTAACTCTGAAGCACCAAGTCTTTTAAAGACAGGAGTGTACTCAAGCATAAAATCTTCAAAAACTTCAGCCAGTGCATCAGCAACTTCTGCTCCTACGTATCTACCATCTCCTAGGTTTGACTCAGAAGAAGCTTTATCTGCTTTTGTGATTACGCTAAATGAAACAACATTTTGAAATCTTTGTCCAAATATCATATAGTCGTTTTCAACAACTTGCCTACTTCTTGGTTTTGGCTCTACGGTATGTGGTTTTCTAATTTCTAAACCATAAATTATTGCCGGAAAGGAGGCATAAGATCCGCCATGGTTAGGTTTAATTGGAATGTCTGGGTGGATATTTTCCCATAGTAATTTTACTACAGCTATAAATTCAAGATAACTTAAATTGCCAGCTGCTTGGAGTGGTGCCCCAAAAGCTCTATTGACGGATACGTCATTAATTCTTGGTTCTGGAAAACCAAAAGCGTTCTGCGCCATTCTATGCTCCTTGCCCTGAGGAAATACTAAAAGATATTTTTCTTAGACCTAAAGAAGAAGTTAAGTTAATGTCAAAATATATCTTACCTTTAACTACAGAATCAGCATATGCTTCTAATGCATAGTCTCTAATTATATTGTTAGTTTTTAAAAATTGTAACATTTTTCTTACATCTTCAATTAATTTTTGAGCACTGAATCTACTAATTGAATTGTCTCCAAGTGCCCTTATTTCATTTATGACCATTGAGATTAATCTCATTTGTGGAGCTTTAGCATATACTGAACTAGGATTGGCCATCGTATTATCATTGCTTAAATAGATTTCATAAGAGTTTCCTCTCCTACTTCTATTATTTCGAATAAGAGTATTAATACCCAGTGCATCTAACCTGTCTACCTCTGCCTGACCTAGATTTGTGCCGCTCAAACCAAAAGCTGAAGGAATTTTTTTTCTTATTAAACTTTGATTTACTGCTGTTTCGGACAACAAGCCTGCTACTGAAGCAGCTGCGCTAGATGTATAAGATATGTTTAAGAAATTATGGTTAATAATAATCTCTCCATATATTGGGATAACAAACTTGCCCATATCACCAGCTATTGAATTGTCTGGATTATACATAGTATATTTGTCAGTAAAATTAATGTCTGCCTCAAAAATATCTATGTTACTAGAGTTTATTCCATCTGATCTAGAGCCAATTACTCCTAGCATAATTGCTCCAGTTTCATCATGGAAATCTTGACAATGCGTAGCTAATTGAGTAACGAAATCTACATTGCCAGTCCCGATGATGCTAGCTTCTAATGGGACTATTATGTCTATATTATCGTATCTCTCTAGTGAAGCGTACGTTTGTTCTAGTCTATCATAATATTTTTGATAGAAGTTCATCAATACAGGAGTGGCATCCTCGTATGAATGAGTTGGCATTATATTTAATCTATCACCTGTTATTGCTACATACTCTTTCATAGGAGCGGCAGAGCATATGTAAATATCTCTTGCTCCGCACGCGTATGCGTCAAAAATCCCTCTCAACAAAGGAGAATTAAAATCAGCCTTTAGGAGGTCTATTGCCTCTTGAATAGAACTTATTCTCATGGGAGCATTCATATCAAGAGCATCTGAATGACCTATTAGAAGAATGGAATTGGTTCTATATTGCTCTAGGGGCTGGAAAGACGGACGATAAGAAGTACTTAATTCTTTTTCTCCTCCAGCATAGGATCCGACTATGTTCATGGTTCCCTGAGGAACTTGAAACTGAGCTGTGTATTGAAAGATATTTGCACCGTCGTATGTAGTTGCCACTACCGAATAATTACCTTGGAATAAATTTTCAGGTATTGTGTAGTGAAATATAAATTTAGTTAAATTATATGAAGAGATGTTTTGTCCAGGTACATCGCCATAATTTCCATAGTAAAAAGTATTACCAGAACTTCGCTCTATGTAATTGCCAGTTGGATTAGCGTCTTGCTGGAGATACGAGTACGGTCCATCTATAGTTGCGCCTGCACCAAAATCACCTCTATATACAGAAATGATTACATCAGAAGGAGTTGCCCCTAATGTGGGGTCGTAAAAATTTCCATTTTGACTAAATATAAATTCAAAATTACCAGTTTGACCAGGTGATAAAATTAGCATTAAGTAGGTCTTTCCTTAGTTGCTCCAGCTATCCAGTATACTATCTTTCCAAATTTTCCACGTACCGGAGCTGCAAAGTCTATATAATAAAGGTTTGCTCCGTTAATATTATTAGTTCCTTCTTCGTAAATTCTATCATTCTGCTTTGGATTTACGTCAGCTTCAAAATAAAAAACCAAGTCAATGCCTGTAGTTATGCCTTCTATATCCTCTCTTTGGAGTTGAGCCATAGCTTCATTGGAAGGAAAATAGTGCCTAGTGGTTACTTGTTCAAATGTTTCTGAGTATAGAAAATCATCATCTAATCTTCTTTGAATTAAAACATCATGACCGTATTCTCTTAAGATACGCTTAATAGTTTTAGCAGGATCAATCATACTGCTTCAATCCCCTTGTCGGTATAGGTCCACCTTGGAAAGTGTCATTCATAACAGATCCATATTGATCTCTGCCAGGAAGATAAACTACAGCACCTGTTAATGGATAGATAACCGTACCAGTTAAAGGATCAAAGTTAAGGCCAGAAGCAGAAACCTTTTCACTTGGAAGTCCTTTTGGTATTACCGCACGCATGCCTGTTCTTGAAGCTGCAACTTCTTTTCTCAACGCAGCTGCGATCTGACACCAGGTCACAGCATTGCCTCTATTGACACTTTGTCTTGGGTTGGTTCTATTTGTAATGCTTAAATCAGCCAACTTAAGGCTTAATTCATCGTCACCACCATAGCCATAGCTTCTGCTTAATTCGCAACACGCAGAAGCTTTGATGTATTCAGATAAGGTAAAGTTAAGAGTAGAACCATCATCTAAGTCTTGCAGTTTAAACATTTGCTTAATTTCTATAGAATAATGATGTATTAATTCTCCAACTTCCAATAAGGATGCATCTGGAAAAAAATACAATACTTCTTCAGGATCTAAATATAAAGGTGATATGTCAGCTGCAAAAGATATAATTTCGTCAGCCTTAAGGGTTACGGAGGGTTTATATTTGCTATCGGTGTCATTAACGTACAGAACTTGTTTAACTATGATTGTACTAGAATCCTCTAGTAGCCCAACAAATTCTACAGTATATTTACCTGCAGTCGTTGGAGTAAACTCAATATAGTATTCATATCCGCTAACTTCAGTTAATGGATATGCAGCTGGATTAACCAAAGCATTTAGATAGTCTTTTACGGTTACTGTAACAGTTGCTGGACTTACATTAATTTGCTCTCCAGTAACTGGATTATTGTCTACAAATTTAACTTTAATTTGGACTTTGTCATTGACTAAGACGCTATTGCTCATGTTTTCTCCATTTATTGGCGATAAAAATATAGTACTGGCAGTTGTCTATTTATCTTAAGGTTGACTTTTAAGTAAGTAATTTTAATTAGATATTAAAATACTAGCTTCTGCAGTAGCTGATTTGACAGTCTGGATTGTGACATACCCAGCCGAAACAGAGTCTATAGTGATTACCCCAATAGTTGTGCTATTGCTGTAATCATTTACTCCACTGGTATATAGGTTTAAATTATTTAAAATTAAAGGAATTGATATTCCGTGGAACTCTTATTTCTAAAGCGCCTAAATAATCAAAACTAGCTTGATTATAAGCTATTGCTTCATTGTATAACATATATTAAATTACCTAACCAAAAACAACTAACTATCATACTAGTAACTAATTTTAGGAACTTTGACTAGTTAATTAAAGTGAGTAATCTTTTAGCGACTTCTTTTTTTGGTAGTCTTCTATTAGATTGGGCATCCAGACTTTGTAGCCGTTTTCTTGACCAACTACTTCTTCTTGCTCGAAAGAAGTCCCATAGCAAGCAATACTTAAATAAGCATATCTTTCACCCTTTTCAACTGGCAGGACTTCGTGTCTACCAATATAGGAAGAAGGGTATATTGCAACTGAACCAGACTTTGGTTTCCATACGGTAGAAATATTAGGGAAGTGGAGTTGCCCGCCGGTGTAGTTGTGGCCATTTAGTTCTTCTTCTGTTTCTACGCAGTCGTTTAAGTACAGGTTAATGCTTGAACTGTTATGCATAGACACTTGATTGCCGGTTGGCTTACCCCATTCATATGGAACTTGATCATCGCAATGCTGACCTATTCCTTGGCCATTTTCATATCCTGCTATGTGACCATTGGGTCTCCACCAAGAAGTCGTTGCAGCATCTGGAAAGTAGCAACAATATTCAACTAGTGCATCATATATGGCATTCTCTAGTGAATCAATAAAGTCTATATATTTTTGAGGGACTTCAATATCTAGCTGTTTACCCTTAGTGTCCAAGAATCTTTGAGGAGCTTTTTCTATATCTGATAAGTTAAATTTAAAACCAGTTTTATTAGTAGCATACTTAACACCATCTTCTTCATGATAGGTGAATGTGTCTTCCTGATTCTTTCGAATCCAACTCATGTATTCGAAAAGCAGGTTTTGATTTACGTCAATTACATTTTCTATTACAACTACGCCCATGCCAATATGTTCAGATTTCATGATATTCCTTAGTAGTTAGATTTTGTTATATAAAATTGAGGAGAATCTTCTTTATAGCCAGACTCTAGTAGATGATTCTTTAAGTCGTCTCTTAAGGTTGGCATATATACATTAGTTGCTTTTTGGGATAATTCTGGATCCTTTAAAGGGTCAGCAACGTATTCGTGAACTGCTGGATTAGGAGTTCCTTGACTATACCATCCAAGGTAACTGTACCTAAAGCCTCCTCTAACTGGCTTAACTTCATGTGCGGCCATGTAGTTGGAGGGAAAGAATATTATATCTCCTTTTTTGGGAGAATAATCTATGTCTAAATAGTTAAAATAATGATGACCACCCATGTAGTTACTTCCATCTAATTCTTCTTCGTTGTCAACGGAATCGTTAAAATAAACCAAACTAGTAACTACATTTCTTAATGCCAATTGGTCTTGTGGTTCTAGAACTCCATAAATATAATCAGCACTAATATCTGAATGAGAACCAAGATAAACATCTTTTGGATATTGAAGAATATGACCTTTGACTTTCCACCATACGCACTTATAGGCTAAGGGGAATAATTCAAAATATTGAAGAAGACATTTGTCTTTTGATGATTCTATAAAAGAAAAAATACTACGAAGATCATCATTGTCCTTGTAGTGAATTGCGCTTGCTCTCTTTGGCATTAAGTCAATACTGTGCTTATTGAAAAAGTAGCCACTTTTATTTACATATATTTCTTCATTGGTTTCCGGATCAATTCCGGGAGAATACATTTCGCTCCACTCTTCTTGAATTAAATCGTCAGATCTGTTAAGTAAATTCTGCCAATCTAAATCTAGACAACCTTCGAATACTACAACTCCACCACCTAGGTGTTTTGGTTCTACTTTATTGAATATCATAATCTTCCAATTTCTTCATTAGTGTTATTGCTTGTCATTGGTCTTTTGGCAGCTTCTGTCAAGAGCGATAATATCTCTGGATCTGTGTTTGCGTGTCTTTTTTCTATTGCATTTAAATAGTCTTCAACTATATTTGGCATCCAAACCTGTCCGCTGTCCATTACGTCAGAAGGCATTCTTATATTTACACCTCTACTTTGGTCACTTGATCCCTGTGCAAAATAACCAACATAAGCGTATCTTTCACCCTCTTTACACTCTAAAACTTTATGAGTTCCCAAATAATTAGAAGGAAACATTAACACGTCTCCTGCTTTTGGAGAATATGTAAAGTTTGCATAAGGGAAAACTATTTCACCACCTACGTAATCATTTTTATTTTTAATTTGATCAACAGAATCATTAAAGTATATAAGGCCACCTAAGACATTTCTTATGGCCAACTGTTGATCAGGCTCTGCTCCGGGTTGATAGTTTACATCGTTGTCACAATGTTTACCAAATCGTCCACCCTTACCATACGCTACGATATGACCTTGTGTTCTCCACCACAGACAAGTTAGCATCATGGGGAATATCTCTACATATCTTAGCATACATGCGTACATTGCATCCTCGCAAGCCTTAAAGAAATCAAAGTACTCTTGGCCCAATCCCTCGTGCATGAAATTCATAATATGATTAGAGGCGATTTCAACATCTTCTAAACTATACCTATGGCCACTTCTATTGATTGCATATATGGGATTGCCTATATCATTATTAATAAAAGTAAAATCGTCCTTTAAAGCTTGTAGTCGTACGCTTTTAGTAAAATCTAAAATGTAATCATGATCATTCATTGGAAGTACATTCTTAAAAAGAACAATTCCCATATCATATATTTCTATATTTTCTTCTTTTATCTCAAACACTATACTGACCTAGGTTCCGTTCCGCATGGCCCTTCTGGTAGAGAGTCGTCTAACGGTTGCAATTCTTGCTGCTTGGCAACTTCGATGACGTCATGACTCTGCGAGTATTGTGTAACTTCTCTACCTTGATAAACTGGATTCCATCCAGCTTCTAAGCCAAATTCTCCTGCTCTCTTTTCCCATCTAGAATAAGGAGTTCTGCAATACATTTCATAATCATCATAGATGTTATTAAACCACACAGGAGGGCACCACTCAAAGCTTTCTGAAGGTTCAGATATTACTACATTTGCAGGTATGTCAGACGACCCCTGTCCAAAAAAGGTAAGGTATGAGTATCTAACTCCATTGCCCATTCTTCCCACATCGTGTGCTGCGATGTAGTTTGTTGGAAAGAATATGATGTCTCCCTTTTGAGGCTTATAGGACACTCCTAAGTGAACAAACCTTAGATGTCCACCAGTAAAGTTTTTACCATTTAATTGCTCTTCATCATCAACGCAATCGTTTAGATACACTAACGCTCCACACGTCTGCCTAGAAGCAACCATACCCTTAGGCATGTACCTAATGCCATTAGTTACTTTATAATTTGTGTCATTGTCAGCATGGCATCCTAGTATTCCACCATCACCATACCTAAGTACGTGACCTCTAGTCTTCCACCAAATGGACCCAATCATTAATGGATAATAATCTATGTATTTAATTAGACCTTTATATATTTGATCTTCTAAATAAATAAAGAAATCTTTTATTTCTTCTTCTGTATTAGGATTTACGGGATCCAATATTCTCACTGGAGCTGCAGGAACATCTTCCATTCTGTACTTGAATCCGTCTTCATTTATGCCGTATGTTACTCCGTCAATTTCTTTAAAGGACCATCTATTTTTGTGAGCTTCTTCAGCTCTTGAATCAATATGATCTAAAACTAAACTTTGATTTATTTTAAATGCATTTCGAATAACAACTATGCCAGGTGCTAATTCTTCTGCTTCAAAATCCGCTATTTCTTTTATGGTTGCTTCGTCAAAATCAGGAGATACTGGATATGCAGTACTGCTCATTCTTGATTCATCTTTTTCAAAAAAAGAACTACTATCTTCCATTATCCTAACACCTCATCTATAGCTTCCCTAATTGTCCATCCTGCACCTTGTATTCTCGGTGTTTCGTCCAATGGCATATCTTGCCAGTTAAATCTTGATATCATAATTCCATCTCTACCTACTAAAAACTTTTCATAATTATGAGAAATTCTCGCCATTGCTTGCCCTTCTAAATTCTGTCCCTTCTTAGCTTCTTCTGTACCGTCTGCAGTAAAATCGGAATACGCTCTTTTGTCATATCCTTTAAGAAAAGAAAATATTTCATGTTCATTTTTTCCATTTACTTCAACTTTTTCAAAAATAGGAAAAGTTACAAAAGGATAATTTACTTTAATGAATTCAGATATTTCCTCATTACTTCCTGGATCCATTGAGCCAAACTGATTACAGGGAAATGCTAGGATAGAAAAACCTCTATCCTTAAATTTATCATGTACAGATTGCAATTGCCACAACTGCCTACTGGTTCTTGCGTACGACCAAAGCTTTGAGCATTGTGGCTCATATCCAAACTTACTGGCAATATTAACTACTAAAGTTACTTTGCCCTTGTATTCTGCAAGGTGGTTTTCTTTACCCATTATTGAGGAGGCAGTAAAATTATACATACTCATTATCTCACCCCAACAAATAACGTTTCTAGATACTGGTCAACCTGCAATGTTCCAAACATTTTATCATTATCGATAACACTTGCCTGCAGGCTGACGGTAGCTTTTATCGGGAATTCTACTTCTAATGAACATTTGAATGTTCCGTCAATAAAAGATGTATTAGTCAGAGGCGCAATTCCTTTTTCATGTGAGACTAAACCAGTTAGACTTTCATTGGAAGTATCTATACTTAAAGAGTATTTTTCTTTACCAAATGGAGTGTCTACGGTAATGCTCCAGTTCCCATTTATATTTATTGGATTATTAGATTCAATCATAACCCTAATTATAGCACATAGTTAATTTATTCGTAGAAAAAACTGCCATTAGAAATAGCTATTGGAGGATTATCTTTATGCCAAACATTTATAACCATAACTTGCCTTATGTTGGATTTGGCGGGGGTACTGCTATGTAGTCTGTGGCCGGCATCAAATATTATAAGTCTATTACCTTTGTAAGATATTCTTTCCCTATCTTCTTTTGGTGAAATATATTCTTTAATATTTTCTTTTTCTAAAGATTCTTTATTTCCATTTATGAAAGAATTTTTATGTATCTCCAAAAAACCACCATCTTCATTATCTACTCCATAATAGACACATCCGGTAATTGGACCTTGAAATATCTTATTTTCAAAATATAAAAAAGTATCTTCGTCAACATGAAGATCTATATACTGTCCAGGATTATATGTTCTTGTCCAGTATTCAAAACCTAAAATGTCTTCATTGGGCCATTCTAGATTTTCTTCCCAAATTTTTTGTATTATTTTTTTCTTCAATGTATTTGCTGGACTTCTCCACCAACCATCCCAAAACATGAATGGCGAATAAGAACTAGAAGATTCTTCGTGATACATCATCAAATGTGCTGCAATTTTTTCTTCGTTTCCCATTGAAGTAGGAAAAAAATTAGGGCTATTTAATAGTTCGTTATATAAATAATTATCTAAATAATTGTCTTTAACTATCATATTAATTTTATTTTAGTTTAAATCTTTTGACGTTTCTGTGAACTCTTGTTCTAGTTTGGTATACTCCGCAACGTTTACTCTTTTTTGTTTATTTTTTACATATTCTTTTATTAAAGTTTGGTTTTCTAAATAAACGCTTTTTTTAATGACATCTACAATTGTATTGTTACGTTCTTTATATCCTGGACCAGAATAATAAGCTATATCTAGCATTTCGATTGCGGTTACATTATCTAAATCTAATTTATTTTCTATACAGAAAGTATATATTACTGTTTCAAAAAAAGACATTTCTTTTTGAATCATAGATTCTGGTATTTGTAATTGATCTGGATAATTTACATTTAAGGAACCAAGAGTTCTATATCTAAGTTTTGATATAAACCAATTCTTAAACTTTGAACCAACTTGTGAATTTTCTTCAATCGACTCTCTAGGATCTCCATTAGCACTAAAGAATAAAGCTAGAGAGGTGTCAGGTTGTCCATTGTTAATCTCTTCTATTGCATCAGCTGGGATAGCCCATTCATCGAATGCATTCTTACATTTTTCAGCAATCTGCTCATTGGAGCTCCATGGATCTTGAGCTAAAAGATTCCATTCATAAGCTAACTTCATTGCGTGGGGGAAGGTTTGAGCCATATTAACCCTACAAGGCCATTGTTTATACAGGCTATCGTTTAATTCTATAAAATCAATTTTTACTATATAAATGTTAGACATTGAAGAAAGATATACAGTCCATCCTTCAATGTTTTCATCATTATAATAAGATTTGTCGACTACATCGCCGGCGTCTTCTTTGTCTGATTCATAGAAAGCAACAGCTGCATAGCCGTCTAGATCACATCTTCTGGAGTCTTCTGTATATGCAGGCCTATTTCCCAATATGTCATGGTAATCAGCTGCTGAATTCATTATATGAAATACTGATTTAGATTTATCGTAGTTATCTTCTAGGACATCTACTAAAAATTCATAGTTTTCGTAAAGAATATCTTCTGTATAATTTTGTGATACTAATCTATATACAAAATCTGTAAGCTTAAAATTTGCTTTAGTAAAAGCTATCAAAGTCTTATTGCCTATATCATAAGTGTCATAGTTAGTATATTCTTGAAGTCCGGTTGGCAAAACCGTATTTAAGGTAAAGTCTTCTTTAACTCCGGTTACGGCATAGCACGCATAGTTAGAGGGGTCGTATTGCTCTATTGTTTTTTTTCCCATAAAGCCTCAATTATGTATTGGAAATTTTATTATCAATTTCTTTTATTCTGTTTAGTATATCATAAATATCGTTTTGAGCAGTGCTGTTTTCCGCAGGTGTAAAGCTTTCTTCATCAAATTGCTCTGGATCTATTCCTAAAATTGACAATCTTAAAATTAAAGATTTTTCTAACTCAGATTTGACTAAACTATAAGCTTCTTTTATTTCCTCAGAAGATAAATTAAATTTCATATTTATGCTTCTAAAATTGATATTTCTTTTTGGATCATAGCCAAAGCATCTATGGATACCTTTAAGCGTTGATGTAGATCTATGGTAGTCAAGTCTGCAGGATCTATTGAAGAATCTTCTTCAAAAGTATCTTCGTCAAACGTTGCTGGATCAATTGCTAATTTTATAAGAATCTCATAAATATCTTTTTCATATTTTGGAATATTTTCTTCTAAAATTTCTATTTTTGTGATTTTATCTATATTATTAAAGATCATAACCGTTCCTTTGAATTTTGGACATATGTTACCTATAGTACCAATTTTTTTATAGATTTACTATTTTAAGACAATATCTTAATTTGGCTCATTAAGCTTTAGGAGGCCATCATGCTTTGGGCCAATTTGATTCCCATTTTCGTCTAGGCCACTTCTAATCCCATTCATCCAAGTCCAAGGTTGCTCATGAAGCTTTTTCATTTTTGCGTCCCCGTATGATTGACGTTTAGCCATTAATTCTGGTTTATCCCAAAGATTTTCGACTACTACCTCTGTATTTTCTAAAAGATCATTCCTATAGACATTAAAAAACATAAATGGCATTCCGGCTTCAAATCTGACCGGTTCTCCAATTTTAGTAATTTTCCAGTTCATATTAAATTCATCTGGCCACCAAGAACTTGGTATAGTGGCAGATAGGGGTGCTGCTCCATCTACGAAATAGTTTGGAGATCCAGTTATCCAGGTGTCATATCCCTCTTCAGTATTAATGGCCCATCCTGTAGCAAAAGACATAATGCCGATTATGGAAGGAATTACAACAGGTCTACCATCTAAGAATTCGCCTTCCAAGACTCTAGGAGTGGTATTGCCCCCATCCCATTGAACTACAACATCTTGCTGAAGGATTAATTCCCAGCCATTTACATTAGCTGCAGACATTGGCAAACACTTGTAAGCGTGCTTATTATAAGTCTCATCCATCCAATCTCGCTTAAGCCTAGACTGTTTTATCTTAGGTGGATTTTGATGAGTTTTAGTTAATGTTATTTTCGTCATATTCTTCTTGGATAAAATCTTCTATTGCTTTTTTGATATTCTTCAATGCCTCTTCTGGAGATACATCCCTATTGCCACTACTGTAAGCCATGTCCAATAAGTCTGAATTACAAAATCTAATGTATCTAGAACCATCTCTGGATACAATAAATTTTTCAAAATTTCCATGAATTAAATCACTAGTTTTTTGTAGTTCCTTAAAAAGTGGATGCATCTCACCTTTTGGTTCATAAAAATCAATGTCGGTTTTATCGTGTTCTTCTCTTAGTCTCTTGTAGGCTTCTTTGTCTTGGTTTGGGTCTAAAATATTGACCATTTCAGAAAATGGAAGATCTGTATTATAAAGATTTTTCATGTGATCTCTCATACTCTCAGCACTAGTGTTAGAGTCTGCAAATTCGCCGTAAGCGTCTTGGCAAAAATCTGTGCTTGGCATTGCTAGGACTTCAAAGCCTAAGTGCTTGTATTGATTATATATGTCTTGGATGATCGTGTACTGAGGAGAGTTTGCGCATTCCCCAGTTACATTAAATAACATAGAAACTTTTCCCTTAAGACTAGCTAAGATATTATCCTGCCCATTTATTGACTTAAGTGGAAAATCATATATGTTATTATCTACATATTCAACAAATGATTGCTGTAGATTGTCTTCCACTTTAATCAGCTTTTGATAATGTTGGGAGGGAAGATATTTCGATCCCCGAAGATTGTGCCACTGACTGCCCAATTTCATTGTAGTTATACATAGTGACAGCACTATACTTGGTGCCCTTTGTTACCGGTTGGGATCCATGAGCGTAAATATAAGTTGAAGGAAAGAATATAACATCTCCTTTTTGAGCTTTAAATTTTAAGTTGAGATAAGGAAACCAAAGCTCTCCCCCTTCATAGTCATCATTAAAAAACCCAACTGACGAAAGTGTACAAAAGTAAGAAAAACCAGAATCTGTATGGACTTGGAAATGTTGACCTTCTCCATATTTTATGAAATTAATTGCTTCCATAAATTCCATTTTAAAATTATATCTTTTTTCATAATCTGTTAAGCATGTAGTTAGTATAGAATTATAATCATCATAAACGTTTTTAATTTCAGATAATTCTGCTGGAAGGTGTGGCCAATGTTTTGGTCCTATTTTAAGATCATAACAATCTCTGTACTCTGGCATTTTTTCGTTATATCCAACCATAGCCTCATTCCACTTAAAATATTCATGATTGCTGTTTTCTAGAGTAGATTCAAGTCTTTGTGGGATAGTCATTTCCTCTGGTATAGCATCTCTATAAAGGATTATTCCTAATTTTGGTTCTTCTATGTTAAAAATTTCCAATTCAATCTCCAATTTTTGGCTAGTTAGCTAGCAGATATAATGATATACTTTATCATAGGTTCTAGTAAATAGTCAAGCCGATCCGATAAGTAAGGTATATAATATGGAACAGTCACTCGTTAAACCAGGTCACTTTGGAAAATCTGTTGACAATATAAAGATAATTAAAAATTTTGTAGAAATAGATGATCTTAAAGTTATCCAAAAGTTTATTCCAACTATCAACGAATGGATGGACGCCGGAGAAAATCAATATGCTGAAGACGGGACGTGTACCTACGACTCAGCCTATTGGGCTGATAGACAATGCAGTTGGGATATTTTAGAGCGAATTAATATAGATGTGTTTAACATGGTAGATAAATATATTCAAAAGATGAAAGTTTACTTAGAAGACTGTTTCAATGTCAAACTTTCTACTAGGCCACCAGTAATTATTAAGTGGAGACCCGGCATGGAGCAAAGACCTCACGCCGACAAACAGATGAATGATGGAAGACCTAATCCATTCCCAACATATGATATAAATTCTTTAATTTATTATAACGATAATTTTGAGGGTGGGGAGTTATATTATCCAGACTATGATCTAACAGTTAAGCCCGAACCAGGTTTGGCGGTAGCTCACCCGGGAGACATAAACTACCTTCATGGTGTAAAGCCAATTATATCTGGAGAAAGATACACCACACCATCTTTTTATACTATTACTGAGTTGAAATAAAATGAATAATATAATAAAAAATTCTTCTTTAAAAGATATTGAATTTAATATAGATAAATATATAAAGTTATTCTTAGAAAATGGTTTACTTATATTTCCTAAAGTAAACTTAAACGACGAAGAACATTATCAACTAATGCAGCTTTTTGGACATGAGTTAAATTGGGGATATATTGCTCAATCTTTTCCAGAAGATCATTCTGTAACATTTGAGATGATCAAGCAAGAAGTAGATCCTGGATACGTTGAAGTGATCAATGAAAGTGGTCATGATTTATTTATAAACTGGCACCTAGAACACGTGGAAAGAGTTAGGCCTCAAGTAGCAGCCTCGTGGAGAATGGATAAATTTACTTGCTCAAATGAATTTGGGGCAACTGGCTTTATCGATGCGTCTGCCTTGTATGACAGATTAAAAGATGAATGGAAACAATTTTTAAACAATTCTTTTGTAAAAAACCCATCTGGCTTAAATATAGAAAGACCTTGTGTTATTTCTCATTTAAACAGTGGTAAAAAAATATTAAGATTACACCCTTACAGTAATGGAGAAATTCTTTGCAGAGTTGGCTTAAATGAACCTTCTGATTCAGATATGAGATTATACCAAGAGATTACTGAATGGGTTTTTAATCAAATCGTAGAAAAAGAACAAGATGCTTTTTGGTGGAATTGGAGTGAAGGAGATTTACTGTTAATAGATTTATCTACTACGATCCATGCTGTTACGGGCGGGTTTTTGCCTGAAGAAAGATCCTTTACTAGACATTGGGCATATCACCTTAAGGAAGATTACGATCTATATAATAATCCTATTTACAGTAAAGGTGGTCACGATGGACAAAATACATATTACTAAAAATATTATAGATAAAAAAGATTTAGAACAAATTATACTTTATTTAAAAAATACACCAGTTATGATTGATGAATCTGGATATTCGCCATTTGGTGTTTATGCCGGGAATGGCAGTCCTGTTCTTCCTGAACTTCTTGGTAAATACTATGATAAAATAAAAGGAATTATTGAAACTTCTTTTAATTGTAAAGTTTATGACGAAGGCGTAACTAGTATAGTTGAGATGAAAACCGGGGATTCAATGCCAGTTCACCTAGATCATGGATCTGCTCAAAATGAAAGTGTTGGACTCAAGACTGGTGCTGGATACCCATCGAGAGACCTTAGTTCAGTACTCTACTATAATGATGATTATGAAGGTGGAGAAATTTACTTCCCTGAACAAGATTTATTAGTTAAACCAGAACCTGGAATGTTCATATGCTTTCCAGCTAAAGATGGATTCCCACATCAAGTCAAGGAAATTAAGAGCGGATACCGTTGGTGCTCTACTAACTTTTGGTGCATTAAGAAAGACTAGGCTCTCAAGTCTCCAAGTGCTACCCAAGTATTTTCAGCTCTTTTTATTAAGGTAACTGAAGACCACTGTGCTCTTAAGATCAGGCCAGGGGTAGCGTTGATTGTTACGCCGCCTGTTGCTGTTATAGTGGTTGCTCCTGCTCCTGTTTGTAATATTGTAATTTGAGTTCCAATTGGGAAAGCTACAGAAGAGTTTAATGGAACAGTTAGAGTGTTAGCTGAAGCATTGCTTATTTCTACAAGTTTATCCTTATCGGCTAATACAAGAGTATAACTAGCTACCTGGGCATTCGTGATCACATTGGATGATGCAAAGTCCAAAGATATTGTTCCATTACCTACTTTCAATTTTTTATTGGTAGAATCCCAAGATAGTCTAGCATCTGTAGTAGAAGAGGATGTCGATAAGGTTAGGGTAGGGCTATTGGTTACTGGGCTAGTAAAAGTTTTATTAGTAAATGTTTCAGTGCCGTCAAGGGTTGTTAGAGTCCCAGTAGTTGGTAGAGTTAAAGTAGTTGTTGCTGTGGCTGTAAGGGTAGTGGTAAATGCTCCAGATGTTGTAAAGTTTCCACCAAGTGTAATTGTATTAGAACCATTGTTTACACCAGTGCCACCGTAAGTTGCACCAATCAATGTTCCATTCCAAACACCGGTAGCTATAGTGCCTAGTGATGTAAGTGAAGATCCAGTAACTCCAGAACCAAGTGTAGTGGCATTCAGGACTGATGTCCCATTGATTTCATAAGCCTTACCTGTAAGCAAGTTAAAATCTTCAGATGAAGTCCAAGCGTCAGTTGCATCAACCCAGTTAAGCGTCTTGTCCGTAGTGCCTTTAAGCGTGATACCGCCGCCATCAGCTGTTACGTCTGTTGGAGTAGTGACGGACCCGAGCTCAATGTTTTTATCATCTACAGTGAGCGTAGTGCTATTAATTGTAGTTGTCGTGCCATTAACTGTAAGATCACCAGAAATCGTAATGTCTGCCGCAGCAAGTGTTCCAGTAAATGTTGGAGAAGCTAGGTTTGCTTTTAAATCAAGAGCCGTTTGTTGAGCCGTTGAAACTGGCTTTGCAGTGTCTGCAGTGTTGTCCACCGAACCAAGACCAACATCTGCTTTAGCAATCCCAGTTGGAGTATTTATAACTGGTGACGTAAGCGTCTTGTTCGTAAGAGTGTCTGTTGTGTCTACACCAACAAGAGTTGTTGTTGCGTCAGGAAGACTTACAGTTCTGTCGGCGGTTGGGTTAACAACGGTGAGTACTGTTTCAAACTCATCTGTTGTTGCACCTTCAAATGTAATAAAATGTGGCTCTGGAAGATAGATACCATGAATTCTTGGAGTTCCACCAGTAGCCGTGATTTCTGGTCCATTGATGGTTGGCGTAGTAAGCGTCTTGTTCGTAAGAGTTTGAGTGTTTGTTGTTCCAACCACTGCACCAGTTGCGCCATGAGCTTCTGTTAAATTTGCATGAGTTGTAAGATCTGAGACTAAAGCAACTGTTCCAGTAAGGTCAGGAAATGTAATTGTCCTGTCTGCGGTTGGGTCAGTGACAGCAATAGTTGTTTCAAAATCGTTTGCCGTTGCACCTTCAAGAACAATACTTGCACCATTAATAATAAGGCCTGCAAATGTTGGAGAGTCACCAGTTGCTACAGACTGCCCAATTGCAATTGTTGCGTTAGAGCCCTCTCCTGGGGTATGGGTAATAGTTACACCAGTTCCTTGAGTAAGGTCAACCATGTAATTTCCAACAGTGTCTGTTGATAGGTTGACAGCATCATTTATCCACGCTGTCCCGTTCCAGCGAAGGAAGTCGCCGTCCGTGGCCGATGTAATAGTTACGTCTGCAAGATCGTTCAAATTAGCTGCCGATACATCTCCAACAAAATATGTAAGAGAATTCCAAGCAGTTGATCCAGTTCCAATTTTTAACTTTTTAGTATCAGTTTCAAAACCACATTCGCCAACAGCAAGGGTTGGGTTGACTGATGTCCAAGATGCTGCTAAGCCTCTTTTGAATTGAATAGTTGCTGCCATTAGATTTCCCCGCCATCGTATAGGATTACTATAGTATTAGTAACTTCAGCTTCTAATAAAACATCAATTGGAGTTCCCGCATTTATATTTCCACCAGCACTTATTCCTGCACTTTGGTCTAAAGAAAATTCTTTTATTGAGTTAGATCCATTTTTATAAAATAATTTTTCATCTGTATAGTTTATTGCTAACTCACCATGCTCTAGTGATACTGGGCTACTGGAAGATGTTCCAGAGTGTTTTAATTTAATAACATTAGCCATTGAATAACTCTTTATTTAAACGCAGGAGGGAAGTAAGGAGGGAAATATGGCGGAAAGAATGGCGGGAAGAATGGCGGGAAATATGGCGGAAAGAATGGCGGGAAGAAAGGAGGGAAGAAAGGAGGGAAGAATGGGGGGAAGTAAGGAGGGAAGTAAGGAGGAAAATATGGCGGAAAGAATGGCGGAAAGAATGGCGGGAAGAAAGGAGGGAAGTAAGGAGGGAAGTAAGGAGGAAAATAAGGAGAATACTTAGTGTAAGCTACATCTTCTTTTCTAGGGTAGACAGTATTGGCTGCAGGTGATGATGACAATATCTCATCTAATCTAGTTAGATTGCCACCACCGGCGTCATTTAATGGCGTGTTAGTTACAGTTCCGTTTGTCGAATTCAGCAGCTGTTAATTTAGGATCAGCAACTGCTGGCTTATCTCCAACTATATTAGGTACATTATTTTTTCTAGGTCCTGATGTATTTCCGCCACTGATAGCCATATTATGCCTGCAAATCTCCTAATAAAACCCACGAATTGGTATCTAACTTTATAAGTGTAGCAGATGACCATTGGGAACGCAACTTAAGTCCTGGGGTAGCATTTACGGTAACTCCACCAGCACCTACAATAGTAACTTGACCAGCTCCCTTTTGAAGTAAGTCAATCCTATCTCCAATGGCAAACGCAACAGAAGACTCTAGGGGAACGGTTAGGGTAATTGCTCCAGCATTTGAGAGAGTTACTAGCTTAGCTAAGTCGGCAAGTGCTAAAGTATAGGTCGTGCCTGTCTGAGCATTTAGGGTTGATCTAAAGCTAGATTTAGCAACTCCGTCTTTTAGATCTGTGTAATCTACGCTATTATTTAAATTTAATTTAGAATAAGCAATAGCTGCCGATGAGTTAACATCTGCATTTAATATAGTGTCATTGGCTAACATTGTACTTGTTACGGTTCCGGTGTCGGAAGTGGTTACTACTAAACTAGTTATTGCAATAGTTGGAGTAGCACCTTCTCCAGAGTTATTTGTGACCGCAATGCCGGTTCCGGCAACTAAGTTTTTAACATAATTACCTGAAGTATTTGTTCCAAGATCTATATAGCTATTTACCCATTGAGACCCATTATATTGTAAATAATTATTAGGAGTAGCGCTAGTTATAACTACATTATCAATATCATTAATATCAGCTACTGAAGCAATAAATGCTTGCGGAATCCATTGAGAAGTAGCTTCGTCCCAAGATAAAATATCATTATCATCTGGATTAACATAATTAACGTCAGTCAAACCAGACAAAGAAGTTGTTGGGCTGCCTATAACAGAACTATAAATATAAACCTTTACAGAGTCTAAAGCTGGCGGAGTGTCAAAAGAGAATGTAACAATATTTGTAGTAGTTACTTCCCATGTAGCAGCTATTACTTGATATGGGCTTGCTGCTTGCCTAGCTTGGATAAATACGTCTCTTGTACCCAAGCTATGTACAACCGGAATAGTGTCATCAACGCCATTGCCTATAATCCCAGTATATGTAGTTCCTTCTAGGTCAGGGAAAGACGAACCAGCTAAAGCAGCATATACTGCAACTCTTACGGACGACGCACCTGGTGCACTATCAAAATATAAAATAATACTATTATCAGTAGTTGCTTCCCAATATGTAGAGAATGATGAATATGGCGAATTTGCTTCTGTGGTAGATACGAATACATCTCTTGTAGCTAAGTTGTGAGTAATTGTAAATGTAGTTTGAGTTCCATCTCCAATAGTGGAGAAATAGGCACTTCCTTCAACGCTTGGGATTGGAGCACTGCCTGCTGTCCATGTTCCGTTTTCTTGATATACCAAAACTTGATTTGGAGTTGCTGATCCAATTACTACGTCAGTTAAATCATCAAGAGAAGCTACAGTTGATGCAACTCCTGGAATATATTTATTTAAAGCTGAGCTGTACTTAAGTACATTTGTATCGGATGGGCCACTAGCATCTATTTGTACTCCACTAACAGTTAAGAATGGTGCAGTAACCATGCCGGTAAAAGTTGGTGTTGCACTATTGGCCTTTAAGTTTAATGCCGTTTGTTGTGCCGTTGAAACTGGCTTATCCGCATCGCTTGTATTGTCTACGCTGCCAAGACCAACCATTGATTTAGTAACACCACCCACAGTTCCAGTAAAAGTAGGATCTGCTATGTTTGCTTTAAGATTGAGTGCTGTTTGCTGAGCAGTAGAGACAGGCTTTGCCGTATCAGCTGTGTCATCAACAGAACCAAGTCCAACCATAGATTTAGAGATGCCAGATACTGTTCCAGTAAATGTTGGATCTGCAGTTGGTGCTTTTGTATTAATTTGAGTTTGTATAGCAGAGGTGACGCCATCTAGGTATCCAATTTCTGTATCCGTAATATTGGCAACACGCGTCTGGACTATTGACGTATCAATTGCAATGCCAGGGGTAGCACCTTCTCCAGAGTTATTGGTGATAGTAAGACCGTTGCCTTGGACTAGATTCTTAACATAGTCTCCAACTGTATCGGAACTTAAATCAACAGCATCGTTGACCCATTGGGAACCTGACCATCTTAAAAAATCACCATTGGCCGTACTAGTTATGGTTACGTCTGAAAGGGCATTTATGCTATGGTTAGATATGTCAGATACTGTCCCCGTCACGTTTCCTGTTATATTACCAGTGACATTGCCGACAACGTTTCCAGTAACATTACCTGTTAAATTACCTGTTACATCTCCGGTTAAAGGAGCTACAACTCTAGCAAATGTTGGCGTAGCAGAAGTAGCTACGCTTTGGCCAATGGAAATTGTTGGGGTAGCTCCTTCTCCAGAGATCTGAGAAATTGAAACACCAGTGCCTGCAGTAAGGTTCGTTACATAATCACCAGTAGTATGTAATCCGAGTGTTACTGAATCTGCTACAATAGAATTTAAATCTAAATAAGTAGTTCCATCATTTGTGAACTGCCATTTATCTAATGCTTCATTCCATCTTATCTGAACGTTTGTAGAAGTCCCACGTTCAACTTCAATGCCAGCGTTAAGAATTGGGGAGCCTGTAACATTGGAGTTTAATACTAAAATATTATCTTCAATAAGAACTTCAGCTACATTTAAGCTTACGGTGTTTCCAGCAATAACTAGATCTCCACCAACTGTAAGATTGGAACCAATAGTTACATCATCTTCAGTGCTAATCTGTGTTTCGTTATTTTGCAGCCAAGACCAGGCAGTAGAAATTAAATTATTATCTTCATCTTTGTAATAAACTATCCCATTAATTGGATCTAGTGCTATTTGACCCTGAACAATATTAGGGGGATTAGGTAAAGCCATAAAAATTTTCTTTCATTTAATTAAAAACAATTAATAAATAATATTAAAAAGTTCCACCATTAAGCGTATAGTTGCCAGCAGCTACGTCAGCTAATACTGAGCTATAGGCCTGTACATTGGTCCCAATTGCTAATCCAAGGGCTGTACGGGCGTCTGAGGCACTTGTGGAGCCAGTTCCACCGTTAGCTATGGCTATTGCTGTACCATTCCATACACCAGTTGCTATTGTGCCAACCGAGGTAAGGCTTGATGCGGTTACTCCTGAACCAAGAGTAGAGCCAGAGAGTACAGAAGTTCCTGCAATCAGGAATGACTTTCCGGTTAGAAGGTTCATGTTTTCTGATGAAGTCCATGCGTCAGTTGCATCAATCCAGTTAAAGGTCTTATCTGTTGCGCCCTTGAGCGTAAGACCGCCACCGTCAGCACCTGCGTCTGTCGGAGTTGCCACTGAACCAAGCTCGATGTTCTTATCATCAACCGTTATTGTAGTTGAGTTAATTGTAGTCGTTGTACCATTAACCGTTAGGTCACCTGAAAGGGTAAGAGATGTACCAGATACCGCACCAGTAAATGTTGCACCCGAAAGTGCTGCAACGTCTGCGACCAAAGCAACTGTACCAGTTGCATCTGGAAGTGTAATTGTGCGGTCTGCTGTTGGGTCCGTAACAGCAAGGGTTGTTTCATGATCATTAGCAGTTGCACCTTCAAATACCATACTTCCACCATTAAGTGTAAGCCCTGCAAATGTTACACTTGCAGAGGTTGCTACATCTTGACCAATAGATAGTGAGTGAGTTGTCCCCTCACCTGTTGTTGCTGCAGAAGAAGTAACACCAGTTCCACCAGTTATTGTTGCTACATAGTTTCCTGAAGTGTTAGTTCCAAGCGCAATTTCTATTGTTGTTGAACCAGCTGCGGTCAAACGACCCTGAGCGTCAACCGTGAAGGTTCCAACCGATGAGGCAGAACCAAATGAACCTGCTGATACTGCGGTGTTATCAAGGTCTAAAGTAAGTGTGTCGGTTGCAGAAGCTGTTGATGTTAAGCCAGTACCACCAATTATTCTAAAAGTGTCTCCACCAGAAATTGTTAAATCTGCACCACTATCTGCATCTACTGTAAATGAAGTAGATATAGAAGCTGTTCCAGCTGCTGTTAAACGACCCTGTGCGTCAACTGTAAAGGTTGGGATTGCGCTAGCTGAACCATAAGATCCAGCTGTTACCGCTGTATTATCAAGATTAACGGTAACAGTATCTGTTGCTGAAACTACTGAGCTTAAACCTGTGCCACCAGAAACTGTAAGTGTATTGCCATTTGCAATTGCTTCACTCGTTCCAGTATCACCAGCAAAAATTAGCCCAGTAAATGAACCACTTGCAGTAACTGCTGCGTCTACGTATGCAGTAGTAGCAAGTGATGTTGAGTTGTTATTTGGAGACTTAGTTGTTGCAGTTGCCGAAGAACCAAGAGCTATAGTGCCAGAAAATGTTTTATTACCAGTAATTGTTTGAGTGCCAGTAAGTCCAACTACCGCTCCTTGGCCTGCGATAGCTTCCATTGTTGTAGCAGTACCACCTGCTCCACCTGTGCCCTTACCATAGTAGAGAATATCGTCAACTTCATTATAGGCAATTTCTGCATTTTCGAGTGATGCTGGAGCACCGGCGTTGCCTGACGCCCTTCTTTTAATTCTAATTGTATTAGCCATTTTAGTAGTTTCCCCCATCGGTTAAATTATTTTCGGCGTAATTAATCCATTTTGTGCCGTTGTACCTAAGTACGTTGCCAGAAGCAACAGAAGTAATAGTAACGTCACTTAAGCCATTTAGAGCTTCAGATGCTTGTATTCTATCCTTAAGTGTTAAGTGAGAACCTGCTGGATTAATTCCAAGGACAGTTTGGACAGCCTCCATGGCATCATTAATGTTTGCATGCTGCTGGGCGTGAGGTACTGCGCCAGAATTTAAGGTATCTGTTGCAGTTGGATTGATTAAAACATCTAAAGAGTTAGGGTAATTTGTAGCCATTTTATGCTCCTATAATGATAATATTTTTGTAGAATTATTTTCCCAGACTATAGTTAAACTAGAGCTTATGGGTGAACCAGTAAATGGTAAGTTAAATCCAGTATCTATATAAAATAGTAGTCTGGAAGTAGCAGTATTCCCAGTAGATTGAAATAAAATTATTGCTTCAAATGTTGTGTTAGCTTCTAGGTAAATTGATATATCATCGGCATCGACAACCCCAAGAGTATTAGTTACCCCACTGATTGCACCGCTGGTAGCAGCAATTGCGTTATTGGCTACAGAAGAGAGGAACTCGTGAGATGACTCTGATGCAGTATAGTTTGCTGTTTTTACGAATAATAATTTAAATTGATTAGAAGAAAAATTTATCTGTCCATTTAATATTGCTTCTTTTGCTTTTTTGTAAACAAAATTAGACATATTAAATACCTATATCTTTAGATATTATAATTCTATACTTGTAGCCAGTTTCATAATACTCTTTGTCATTTGGATAGAATACAGGTGTGGCATCGGGGGAAGGCATGTCTAAGTAAACTTCTGGCTCCCACGAATGAATTGAAACATTAGCTGAAACTGTTTCCCACCTAGATGGTATTCTTTGAATTTTTTTTCTTTGTACTTTAAAGTAATCATTATTAAGAAAGTTAGAAGCTGGGCGAGCGTTAAAGGTAATTGTGACTCTGCCGTTGTTATGGGAGTTGTCTATATAAAATGAACCATTTTCTGGATCTATTGATTTTATAAAAAAATTGGGATTCTTAGCAATAATTTGAACTGTAGAAAAAGCATCTGTTCTTAAAGACTTATCTTCAATTAAAATTTCTTCATAATCAGGTTCTTGGAATGAAGTTATATTAGCTATTACCGTAGATGGAGTAGCATCGTCATTCTTGGTAAAAACTATACTTTCTGATGGTATCTTTTCGTTTACGGCATCGAAGAGATTGGTTACTTTTATCTTATATTCTTTATTGGCAGTTAACTGCTGGTCCCAAAATAATCTTAATGTTCTAGAGATCTGATTATAATCAGTAATTGTATTGATAGGCGCAAATGGACTATTTACAACAATTGGAGTTGCGTCAGTGCTTTCTACCGTAAAGTTTGGATTAATTAGAGTACTGATTTTAACAGTTCTACCAAACTTAATTATTACTACGTCAGCGTCTACACTAGCGTGCTCTATTAAATATAGTGCCACATTATCTCCTTATTCCTCTGTACATTTAGTAACCTTGTTTGGAAAAAGAATAAGGGACGGTAGTTACCTACCGTCCCAAATCCCTTAGGTTTAGTCACCAAAGTGACCGCAACTATAATTGTCCTAAGATTAGGCTGTTTCGTTAGTAACGAGAACCTCGTAGTTACGGCTGAGGTTAACGTTCTTAGCAACAGTGATACCCTCACCATCGCCAAGCATTACGATGTCGTAGCGCTCTTTCATCTTCAATTGACGGATGTCACGTGAAGGATCATCGAACTGATCGGTGGACATATCGTCCTTAACCAACAATGAACCAACTTCGTTTCTATCAATCAAGAAGAGGTCAGACTTAGCTGCCGTAGCACCGCTCTTAGCTGTGAAGCTTACGAATGGTGATACAAGGACATTAAGGCCCATAGGTGCAGTTGAGTTAAGTGCTCCATCTGCATTTGTAGGACGGTAGCCCCAACTTGTATTGACCGAAGATGCTGCTCCACCGTAGTGGAAGATTGCATCTTTGAGGAATACTGACCACATCAATGGGTGAAGGATAAAGTCGGTTGGAACATGCTTTTCTGCCATGAGAACTGCTGCCATGTCGACGATATCGTCCCACGTGATGGTGTCATTGAAGGCACCGGTAATGTCACGACCAGTTGTGTCATCGTATGAACCACTGTCATTGTCGAAGACAATAGTTGCGGCGTCTTTGAAACGACTTAGTGCGATCTGCTCTTTCAAGCGAGCCATTGCACGACCTGCTGCGCGGACGTGAAGACCAACGATGTCCCAAAGGGAGTCAGCGATGACTTCCTCTGTAAAGGAGAGCTTAACGCCCTTCTTCGACACTTTGCCTTCAATCTGCTTCGCAAATGCGAGTGACTGCTCTGGGTACTCTTGTCCTTCAGGGATCTCTGCTGCTTGGATTGCATTAACTGCTGGGAATTCTAATGAACGGCCCTTTCCAAGGCGAACAGTAGAAAGTAAGGGTGTGATCAACAATTGTGGCTCTGCAGCCTCTCTTAGAGTGCGAGAGATAACTTTAGGGAAAAGTGCTGCTGCATCTGGTGATGCAAAAGCTTCCTTGACAGTAACTCTGTTGTCTTCGTCGATGTACCCATCCTCTGATAATGCGGTTTCCCAAGCTGGGAGACCTGAAAGGAGTTCTTGGATTGTTTTACTCATCTTAGGGTTTTCCTTCTTTTCTTTTTATAAGGTTAGGTTGACGCGGAATGCGCCAATGACATTGTTTACATCCAGGTTTGAACGGATGCCCAACTTGCCGTTGAATGGACCACTTTGCGTGATTTCAAAAACGGTTTTGAGAGCGCCCGGATCTGAAGGCAACTGCATGTAGGAGAGGAGGCCGTCATCAAAATTGGTGGCGAACTTCTCTACTTCAATTACCTTACCAACTTGCAACCATGGGTATGATCCACAGTCAGCAGCTGATAATGCTCTTGGGCGACCCATAAAGTCTGGAGCGATTAATGAACCGACTGTTACGTCGTTGTTAATGCCATTGACCATTGGGTACTCTACGTATCCATGAGTGATGAAACCAGCACCCTGTGAAGTGCCCTTGTCAAAAGGACGGTAGAGATCGTATTGTGCAACGCCGACTGGAACGCTTCTTACTGCTACTTCAATGCTGTCAGTAGCGCCTGAGCTGTACGCAGGGGTTGCACCTGTAAGTGGAGACCATGAGTCTGGCATGTTGTCGCCCCAGGTTACTGCAGAGCCAGAACCATTAGCTGGAACTACTCTTGCGTCACCATTGGCGTCAGCAATAACTGAAATGATTGTACCCTTAGGGATTACAATTTCAAAACGATCATCTTCACTGTCTGAATAAAAGGTCGGAAGACCTGGGTGTGTTAGGAGGTAAGCTGCTGGAGCGATACCCTCTGAGACTACTAAACGGCCTGTGCCGGTCTTAGTCCCTACTTTACGAAATTTTGCTAAACTCATTTAAATTTCTCCTTAGATTATGATTAAAGTTTACGGCGGCCCATTAAGGCATCTACAAATAACTGCTCTGGAGTATTTGTCACTTTTTCTTCGACTACTTCTTCTTCTCCGTTAATGGTGGTGACGTTTTCTTCACCCTCAATAACTTCGATTTCTGAATTCATCTCTAACATCATTCCAGCTATTTTCTTGGTAGCTGGCATTTTTGCCAGATCTCTCAGAGAGTCAGCAAGAGATGAAGCCGAACGGCTAACATGTTCCTGAATAAGAGACTCTCTAATTTCTTGTGATTCAACTCCAGCTGCAATCTTTGCGTCTACAACTCTTTCAACAAGAGTTCTATGTAATGCATTTTTGAGCTTCTGGTTTTCTTCTTCAAGAGATTGAAGCTTGCTAGCATTAGCATTTTCCTCAGAGGCGCTTTCGTTGCCAGTGAGCTCTGCTTTTGCCACTTCTTCTTCTTGATTTTCTTTTGAATCTTCAGGATTAGCGGAATTAACTACAATGAGTTCTTCTGCTGATTCTGAAACTTCTTCAGACTTTGCTATTCTCCATGATTCATCAGCTGGTTCTCCAGCCTCCATCTTGAGGAAAGACTTTAACTGCCATAGCCACTTTTTGTGTTGGCCATCTTGTTCAGTCAAGATATCGGCAGTTTCTTTTTGGTTTAATTCATTTGCTACCAAAAGAGCAGCAGCTGTGCTAGCATCAACTGTAGCAGCATCTTCTAGAATCTTTTGAATGGCTTCTAATAATGCTTCGTTTTCAACTACAGCTTTATCACTTGCTTCTTCATCTTTAACTGATTCTTCTGCAGCTTCTGGGGCTTCTTCATTAGCGGTCTCTTCTTTGGGAGCCTCTTCTACTTCTGGTGCTTCTGTCTCAGGAGCCTCTTCTGCAGGGGTCTCTTCTGATTCTTCTACTGTTCCAGAAGCTATAGCTGAAAGATCTTGACTTAGATCTTCAACAGCAGCGAGTATGTCCTCGCTTACAACATTTGCGTCCATATTTGATTTCTCCTGTGGATTAATATCTTTTTCAACTTCTCCGCTAGATAGTAATGAATTAGCTTCACTATGTGCACTTTCACTCTCCTGTATTGCCATGGCGGTAAGGAAAGCACCTTTAAGATGCAAATAAAGAGGCTTTGATTCTTTCTTTTTCATATTTTTCAATAAAGATTCATGCTCATCAAAAGAGTAAATATCTTCTTCGTTCATGTGTAGAACAAAAGCAGAACTCTTAGCTACCCAGCCTTCTGAGGTTGGTTTTTTGTTTTCATCGTCCACTACAGTAGTGGATCTAACCCCGGACTTACCGTCAGCAGGTTGGTTTACGAAAGAATATTCCTTAAAGGAAATGTCTTGCATATCTATGAATGCAAGCTTGCCTTTGTAGACTTGACCTCTACGATACTTAGGAGCAGCTGGTCTTCCTGATGCGTTCTCGGTAGCGAGATCTTCTCCGGAAATGGAACAAACTGCTTTTCCTGCTCTACCGCCAACTGAACCAGTAAGATATCTCTTATCGAGGATCTTTTGTGCAGCAACTGGATCTGTAATTGCAACTTGCAATCTCACGAAAGGACTTCCGTCACCTTCTTTATCCATCTTTGCTGCCATAACACGACCAATAGGCTCTGTGTTGAGATCATGGTTCATGATGATTGGCTTAGGGTATGGCTCAACCCAGGACTGCAAGGCTTTTTCAAGCTCTACAGCGGAATAGTTATTGTAATTAGAGGTCAATCCGTTCATGGATTGCAGCAACTTCAATAATTAAGCCATAGTTAGCATTAAATGATTCCGAGAAATTATAGTTGCTCTCGCTGATATCTGGAAGTTGAACTGTAAAGTTCTCCGTGAATTCAAAAGTCATTTATTTGTTCTCCCTAAAGAGCAGTTTAAACTAAACATTATAGTAAGTTAAGTTATTATAAACTAAACATTCTTATATAAGAATATCATACTTTAGATAAAGATTGCAACACATCTTTATGTCTTGGATCACCATTTTTAATAAAATCATTAAACATAGCTTTACTCATAATATGAGGGGCATACATGTAGGATGCACTAAACAGTTTATATCCCATTTTTGCACAGTTCCCAGACCAACCAAGATCTTCTCCCTGTTCATGTATTTGATAGTTTATATTTTGATACACATTTTTTGACATCATTTTTGCAGCCATTATAATGTCTGACTGGAAGTAAGTCCCTAAAGGAAAGTTATCAATTCTCATTGCCTTTTTGCCTACTTCGCCAATCCACTTCATGACGCTAGGGAATCTCATTCCTACAGGAGTCATAAACATAAGTGGACTTACGGCATCTGCCCCATCTTTTATATGGGCTATTAATAACTCAATAGTGCTTGGATTAGTTAATAAGATATCTGAGTCTAGACTAAAGAAATAATCAGGCTCATATTCTCTAACTTTATTTAAAAGAATATTTCTTAAGTTAGTCATATTCTCATATTTAGATATAGTCCATTGACGCATTCCTTCTTCGTGGGAAGAATGGTTCAAGGTATCTGCCGATATAAAATCTACAAAAGGAATTTCTGGATGGACTGATTTCCATCTTTCAATCATAGCTATAGTCCCAGTATCATCTTTACTTCCAACAAAAACAAAACCTATTTCACTTAATGGGAAAGATTGATTTTCTATGCAAGATGCCCAAGCTGGGAATATCCATTCCCTATCATATATAGGGCAACCTATAATGAGTTTCATTTTACTTTTCGGTAGCAGCTTCTTTGGGAGCAACTTTGTTTCTAGATTGAACTTCTTCTTCTTTTGTAAGAGGCTTTGATTCTTCAACCTTAGGCACTTCTACAGGCGCGGGTACGTCTGCAGGAGTGATAATTTTTTCAACGACAACAACATCTTCTTTTTGATTAGCGGCTTCAAGTTCATCGATCTTGTCTGCAAAAGCTACAACAATATCAACTAGGATTTGTAAGCCTAGTCTAGCTTGGCCATTATCTACTGCGGTTAAGAATGCATCGATTGCATTGTCACCGTATCTCATTTGCTTGCCTATTTCTGATTCAATATACATTAATCTACCTGTTCGTTTCGTTCGACTGTTTCGTCTTGCTCATATACATTATACTCGTCTTTGAGTGCATTTTCAATCATTGGGAGCCAAGAAAGATCAGATCTTCTTATATTAGGAGAAGTTCTTCTGCCCTGTTGATTTGCTGGACGAATTACGTTACCAGCACCTTTTCTCTTTGACGGCAGGTTCTTCTGTCCCTTAGGAGCAGGTTTTTGCTTATCTGAATTCTGAGCCCCTGCTGTTACTGGAGGAGCATTATCTGCTACAACTTCTGCCTGATTTTTTGCTATCTCCATTTGGATATCAGCTTGAATGCCGGCGAACAATTCATCTCTATCATAATCTGGATCCATACCAAGTTGTACTCTAGCTTCAGGTAAAGTGATTGTAGAGTTAGTATATTTCTGTATTATGTGAGTTTCTTTTTTAACTTGCGTATCAACATCAATCTCATTAAATTTAAAATAACATCTATCAGAAACGCCTGTTTCCATTGGGTTTACGATTGGATCGAATCCGCCTTCAAATAATAATTCATTGAAGAAATGTAATCTAATCATCTCAGACATTTGCTTCTGGTATTGTTTAACCTTGTCATACAGTGCAGTGTCTAATCTATCGGTCATAGCTCTATTGCCACCGTTCATAGACATGCCTAGGTGATGAGGTGCTACTCCAAGTCCAATAGCTACTCTTTCCTTAAAGTGATTCAAATAACCTTCAGCATTGAGCGAAGCGTTGTTTGCCCCTATAACTTCTACGTCATGTCTAAATGGAAGAATTAATCCACCTTCAGCTCGCATGCTTTCTATCTCAGAAGATGCTCTTTCGATTTCCTCGGGCTCAGCTGGTTGATCGGCTGTTCCAATCTTATATTTATAAAGAGGGAATAGTTCTCTATGGACTAAGTTTTGAATGTCTTCTTCAAGTTGTCTCAAAGCAATAATATCATCTAGGGCTGCACTGATAAATGGAGTGCCAAATGCACGTCCAGTCTTCTTGTCAAAGTGTAAGTGAATTACCTTCTCAGCGTCCCATACAGGGTCTCTATCCGTTGGCATATAGGTCCAGGGGTTGGTCTGCTGTCTATAAGCCTTAGGCTTGTTGTGCTTGTCTCGCAGGATCCTAACCTGCTCGGTTGGAATAATGTAATATCCAACAATAGGTTGAGTGCCGTTTATTGGTGTTAAAGGAGTAGGGAAGTACTGAGACATGTCAGCTCTTGCCTTAACTATAAAAACATTGGAGAACTTAATTAGATGATCTGTTACCTCAAGAAGGAAATCGCTAAATGGTCTCTTCATGGCTATTTCCATAAAGTCTATTCTTTGATTAATATATGCAACAGCCTCTGGATTTTCTCCAGTAATCTTCCAGCCTTCTTTCCAAAACAACTCCTTGTACTTAAGCATTCCTTGCTTGGCGTAGGAGTCTGTATCTAGGGCTTGTAATATTCTTTCAAAGTTATAGGGCGATGGTTCAAAGGTAGCCCTAACGTTGTAGTAATAAGTTGTGCCACGAAAGCCCAAAGCCAAGGACGCTGGTTTAAGCGCCTTGGATAAAGACTTGACCTGATCTGGTTCTATGGACTTTGCTAGAAAATCGGCAGAACTATTCTGGACAAATGGAAGATAATCTTTTAAAGCCATTTATATTCTCCTGTTTAAATATATAACTTAATAGTAGTATTTAAAACTACAAAGGAGAAGTTAGCTATTGAGCTTGTAATTCTGTAGCCTCAAAAGCTCTTTTGACGATAAGAGCCTTAACTGACTCGAGCCAAAAAACTGTTTCAGCTTCGTTGAAATCACTCTTGTAACCAAGGTTTTGATCACTAATGGTAATAGTAATTGCAAAATCCTTTTTAGGTTGTGCTGGTGCTTCTGTCTGTATTTCTACTGGTGCTTCTTCTGCTGTAGCTTGTACTTCTTGTGACATTATTTTACCTTTTCATTTGGATTGGTGGGGGTTTCAAATTCATCAACTGGCGCTTGTGTCTGTGCTAGTTGCATAGTTAGTTGTTTTATTGCAGCTTCTTTAACTACAAGTTCTGTTATCAGCTGACTTACTTTTTCTTGAAAAGCCTGCATGATCAGATTGATGTCTAAATTTTGTTCATTCATAACAAGTATTATATCAGACGAGATTCTAGTTCTTCAACTTTACTAGATAATTCTTCAATTCTTTTATTTTGGTCAAGACTTGCAGCAATAAGGACTCTACAAAATTCTTGATAATTAATCTGCAAATAACTATCTTCTTCATTCCCAATAACCATGTTTGGAAAAATAGTTCTTACCTCTTGAGCAATCAAGCCTACTTCTTTTTCTCCAGTTGGCGCATATGTGCCTCCGACAAAAGGTTTTTTATCATTGTATTCAAAATCATAAGCTTTTAAAGAATAAAATTTATTTAAATGATTAGAAACATTTTCATTTATATTATCTTTAATTCTTCTGTCTGAAGCGGCAGCGGTGCTCCATAATCTAACTGCACCATTGTCGCTATTCACCAAAACATACATATAAGAATTATTTGAATAAGCAAAATTTAAAGAAAAATTATAGTCGCTTGGCATATTGGTATAAACCGCACTCGCGGCAGGGAATCTTATTCCACTAAGGCCGCTAACAATGATACTGTCAACGGTAACTGAACCAGAACTAACTGCAATCTGTCCATTTGTATCGTTATTTCCTGCTCTAATATAAGTTACACCTCCAGCACCACCGCTCAGAAATGTATTAGTTCCATCAGATAAAACACAGTATTCTGAGGCAGACATATTAGTTGTAGCAAGAGACATATAGTTAGAACTTGCGGTCCATGAGCGCATTGAAAGTCCACCATCAACTCCTGCTACTTGCACTACATTCTCAGCACGAATTGTTGCAGGGCAATAAAAGTTCTTGCCGTTATAAACACGAACCCATGTACTATCTTCCATGAATATCCCGCCACCGTATGTTTGATTGTACCAACCAGTAGCACCGGTAGAACGAAACCATCCATTAGCAGAAACTGAGCCTGCATCTGTTATCCCAGTTCCACCTACTGCTACAAATCCAGCAGTAGTCAAGTTTCCATCTTGATACACTCTAAATTTTGAAGAGTTATTTTCAACAATTTCGATACCAATGTTCCCAGGAGCACCCTCGCTGCTTCCAAGAGTCATATATCTATTTATTGTTGGAGCACCACTACCGTATCCAGCAAGCCTAGCAACTTGAATATATTCACCCACTAAATCAGTTCTATGCCTCATATTGGCATGACCCCCAGAAAGGGGCGAGGAATATACGGATATATCTCCATAGTCCAAGATTTCCATATAGTTTTGTGAGTTATAGCCAATGCTATTCATTCCAGATGCACTGATATCAAAAGGTCCAATTCTTCCAGTTGTTGCTTTAATTGCACCAGCTGCTGTTACATAGAAAGGGTTAGTGCTAGTATTGAAAGTTCCAGCTCCAGACCATATATTTCCATTAGCATCAACGTGAAAAGAACTACTATCAAGTCCGCCAATATCAAGCGTAGAACCACTAATTGATCCACCAGTAATAGCTGGCGTTGTCATTACTGCACCCGTAATGCTTACGCTTGTAGCGGTTAATGAACCCGTATTTGAAACTTTAAAAGGAGCACTAGCGTAAGTGCTAGCCCCTAACCACATGTTTCCGTTAATATCAACATGAAACGACGAGGCGTCTAATCCACCTATGTCTAAAGATGTTCTTACTGTTAGGTCATTAAATTCTGCATCCCCAAGACCTGTTATTTTCCAACCAAGCGATCCTGCTGAATAGTTAGAAGATTTTATTATAGAGTTAGCGCCATTGAGTGTTATCTCAGCTGCGCCAATTGTTCCTGTTGTAATTTTTGCTGCGGTTAAACTACCAATAAACTCTTCATCGATTAATGGCGTATCTGTGCTGGTCTTTTTAATTAAGGTCCATGGACCGGCGTTGGTAGATGTGTCTATACCCCTAATTGCCCCATAGTAGGAAACTGCAGAAGTTGTAGAGGTTGTAGAGGTTGTAGTACTATTTTCTACAGATACCGTAAATACATTAGCTAGATTAAAACCTTCACGGTAAGGTGTTATTGTTCCAGAATTAATACTTACGTTTCCATCTAATCTATAATATCCCGGATTAGCTGGATCTGCTTCTACTTGATCTTCTGTATAAAGTCTATATTCATATGTAGCTATATCTAAATCCTCAGAATTATCAAAAACAAACATAACGGTTTGGAAAGATGCATATAGCTCAAGATTACTTATAGCGGTCGGGATTGTACTGTCTTGAGGAACTCTAAATTGAATAGTATCTACATAGTCAGATACTATATTTAGTTCTGGGTCTTTAGCCCTTACTGTTACTAGGTAATTTTTTCCGTGGTTTTAAATCTTGTACGGTTCTTTTTATGATGGCCATTATCGTATTCCCCCTACTGTAATAAAAGATAAATCTGGATTAAATTCTTCTTTTTCATAAATTAATTTATAATTAGGAGAAAACATATATTTGTCTATTTTAACAGAATTAGACTGAGACATTATATTTTTATCTGTTAAAGTTTCAATTTCAAATATATATTTTTTATATTCTAAATTAGAATTTTCATATAAAATTTCAGATTCCAATAACATAGAATTATAGCAGTCTACTTCTGTCCAGTCTAAAATAACATTTTTTGATATAGAGTTATCGTCATATAAAGATAATATTCTTATCCTGAACTTACCAGAGCTAGGCCCTTTTTCTCCATAAATTTCAAAACCTGGACCATCAAAAATGCCAAAAGCTTTAGCTCCTGGGGTTAATGAATAGTTATCTTCCCAATCAGTTCCGTTATTGTATAAAGCTAATTGATAACTCTTGGTAGAAGAACTAGTAGCTGAGTATGTATATGATGAAAAACTAGCAACATCTAAGTCAAAAAAAGCACCTTGTGCGTATATTACATCTTGTGGGTTATCTACCATTTTATAAACAATTTTATCATCTAAAGTAATAAATTGCTGCAAGTACTTAAGGTAGTCTGTTCCATAATAAATAGAATAAGACATAGAGCTTTTTGTGTTTTTTGCATGTTTTTCTGCGGCTTGAAAATAAACTAAACTGTTGCCAGAAGTCGCACTATCAATGGCCTTACTTCGAACAACTGTTCCAGCGACATCAGATTCACTGTCTTCATAAACTACAATATATGAATCTTGGGTTGTCTCAACCCCTAAAGTTTCATTATAATATTTATTTACAGACTTAGTACCTAGGTCAACATATACAACTTCACCGGCTTCAATGTCTTCTTCCAAATCGTCTATTAAGACTCTTCTTCTCAAGGGGGGCGCGGCATACTGAAGTGTAGCTGGATCGTTTGTTATTGTGCTTATTCTTAGACTCAAATCTGAAGTAGATATAACTACTCCAGAATTAGTGCTTTTTACGTATTGAAACCAACTCATATTAAATCTCTACGTACACAATTTCATATTCATATATACCATCTATTTCATCTGGAATTTCAATATTTAAAACAACATCAACTACCGGCACTCCACCAGTCCTTATGTCCGGAACAAAAGAACTAACAGTTACTTGCATTTCGCCAACTGTACTTTCTCCAAATAAATCAGTCTCTTCTCTAGGGGAGCTATAATCTATATCCGTAGACCTTATTCGCATAGAACCATCTTCTCCCGTATGCGCGTGAGCACTCAGGTCTACTCCGTCTATAGTTACTTTGTCTGCAACTTCTATGTTTCCAAATATAGCTCCACCAGATCTCATTAAGTATTGAGGATGGCTGTCTTCCGACAAATCATCTAGCAGACCGTGGCTTGACTTTAGGGTTTGATTCCTGTTCTCGTCTATAATTACTCTATCAAATATACTTGATGTATTATCTTCTTTTACTTCAATCAATATCTTAGGTCTTGTGCTAGCTTTGGCGGACAATTGATCTATGTAGCTAATATACTTTTTTCTTTGTAAATTTAAATTAACTAATCTGTCAAACTTACTTCTAAGATTAGACCTTCTTTGTATCATATCGGAAAGTATGGAGCCAAAGTTTCCTTTAAAAGCATTTACTGCAGTAATAATCTCTTCTGCCAATACTGGAGCTTCACTTCTTAGATTGGTTGTTTGTATGTCTAATTCCAATGGGGCTGAAACATTTGATTTAAATTTTAATGAAGGGCTTACATATCTTTCATAGAAAACTTGACTGTTATCCATTAGTTCTTTCTTTAAAGAAAAAAGCACATTATCTATACCTTCAGTATAGGAGGCTACTCGAATCGAGAAAAAAGCTTGGAATTGAGCGGCTTGTTTTTTTGATACATAATCCACTTCGGAACTTGAGAGATAATCTTGTCCTTGCGCGAGTTGGTCGGCAATGACTTTCGTATAGTGCGCTGCCATCTCTGCCCATGAAAAGTAGAATGAGGCTGCTTGCTGCTGTGATTCATCTTCATAAATATCTCCAAAATCGTAAGTTAAAGAATTCTTAATATAATTTGCTTCATGCAATAATAGTTTTAGAAAATATCTAAAATCAAATAAATGAACAAAAACCGAATGAGACATTAATCTGTCATAGTCTTTTACAAATTTTCTACAACCTCTGCACCCGTGTTTTTCTGCATACAAGTATTGAGAAAAAGAAACGTACTCTGGATAGATTACATTTGATAAATGATTCTCTAAATCTGGAGCTTCTATGTATTGCCCAGTAGTCTCATCGAAATACTGGCTTCCACCAATGTACATAACTCCTTCTTCCCCACTGTCAGTTACTGTTGAAGGAGGAAAGTATTCTTCTACCAAAGTCCTATTATTGGTATTTAATTCATCCCATATATGGAAATGAGAATCCTCAAGACCTGGATCTAAATATGGATTTAAATATACATTCTTTAAATTTTGTTCGTATGTTGAAAGTAGCTGTGTAATATCTTGAACAACTATCCCCATTCTATTTTTTACGGCTTGAAGAGGAACTGTATAAGGTTTAGTCCATGAATAAGTATTATAATTTTCTAGATCATTAAATCCTTGATCTTGCCTTCTAGCATACGCGTCTTGGCTCGTTGAATTACTAGAACCTTCTGCTACTTTATAGTCATTAAATACGGAACTATCTCCGCTTTGTAATTCTTGAGATCTATTAATTGACATTATTAAAACATCTTTCTTGCAATTTTTTTGGCTGATCTTTTAGTCCTCATGCCAGGATTTGCATTTATTTCTGAAGTTCTATTTTTAACTGGAGAAACATCAGCTGAGTTTTTATCTACATCTGCTATATCGTCTAGTCCCATTTTAGGCATAAAGAAAGTATTGGAAAATGATTGAGTGTTTTGCGCAAAATTCATCTTATGAAACTCGCCATAGTTCTGGGTTATAGCTAGCAACGCTAGCATTAGTGCATCGTGTGCGTGATCCACTGCTGAACCGCCAGCTTCAAAAACTGGTCGACCAGAAGATGTGGTCCTAATTACTATATAGGAAATCAATTGCATGTACATTTCTTCATCTTCTATTGGAAATAATATAACTTCTTTTTCCAGGTATTGCCTTAAGTTATCAACCATGTATGGTTTAATTTCTTTTTTAATAGGAAGTTTCGTATACGGATCTCTTACTTCGATAGTTTCCCCAAAGCTAATACCCTTAACTCGTTCTCTTAATTGAGACTTAGGATTTTCCATACCATATTTATGAAGCAGTTCTACTTGAACCTCACCAAAACCACGGTCAACATAAATATGTTTAGGTTGAAGAAGTTCGTTCAATTCCACAATTCTATTGACACCTTTAGTTAATGTAAATTCAGATTTAGGTATTTCTTCCCTGTAACACATTCTGGTTTTATTTCTAAAACGCTCTTCTTCATATAGTTCATTGCAGGTTTCAAGTACAACTATGTTTGTGCCTGCGCCATATTTATCCCAGTCAACACCAATTGTAAAAAAACTTCTAGCTGAAGTAATTTCCGGATAATATTTCCAGCCTGGATCAAGAAAAGCTTTATCTATATATTTCCTAGGGTAAACGCCTTCGCCATCTTCGCCCCAGTCGGCTTCAATTTCATGTCGATATGCACCTTCTGAATACTGTTCTCTGAATTCTTCTTCTTGCTCTTTGGCGAAGAAAGGATTACAGTAGGAGGGAAACCAAAACTCTTTAAATCTATCATTAGATAAACACCATTCCCAAAAACGTTCTCGTCTACCAGTTGGGGTTGATGCACCTATTAGAACCTTGTCTGGTTGGTCTTCAGCGGTCTTCTGGAGCATTGCATACAGGGCGTCTAGGTCATCTGCATGCATGTAGTCCATTTCGTCTAAAACGATCACATGAGCTTCCTGACCACGAGCAACGTCTGACTTACCTCCCGAGCGCATGCCCGAGGTAAAGAATCTAATAGTTGATCCATTGGAAAACTGAATCATAAACTGAGGGGAAGTAACTTTTCTAGATATAGAGTTAGTTACCAATTCATTCTTAGAAGCTAATCTTAATATCTCTTGATAGATTAATTCTACGTGAGATTTCATTGGGGCAATAACCAAGCATCTTCCATCTTTGCTTGTATAGCTATAATGAAGAAGATACAGGGCCATGCTGTAGGTTTTACCTAAACGACGACCAGCTCTCAGTACTTTTCTTAAAGAAGGGTCTCTCAATATTAAAGTCTGATACACTCTAGTTTCAGCACCGAGAAAGTGTCTACCCCAAGTGCATGGATCTTTTGCTAGATGAATCTGCCTTTGTTGTTCTGCAGAAATCCCAACTTCAAGCAATTCTCTATCTAGTTCAAAAGGCTCATCTACTAATAATGATAATTCATAATTAGTCACATCCCTACCCATAACGGGACTTCCATCCTTCCAGTTAAGGTGCTGTAATTTGTTTTGAAAAACCCATTCAATTCTATTGACTTGCTTAATGATCTCTGGGTCTTGAGCTTTAAGGATCTCCAAAAGATCTTCCCTAGGAAGCTTCTCCATCATTTTTCTAAATTTAATAGTTTTCTCTGCGATTGTCATAATTGTTTATCCAAAATGAGATGCCATCATTGCACCTTCTGATCCTAATGCTGATCTAGCATTAAGTCTTGAGTTTTGTATTGCTGCTACTCCTCGAGCCCTTGATGTTGCTGCCACTTCGTTGTCCTTGTATCCCATTCCAAACATTGGTTTATCAATAGAGCCCTTCATAGATTTTACAGCATCTTTAGCTAAGTTGATGCCACTTTTGACAACTTCTCCACCCATTTTTCCAAGATCATATACCAATGAAGCTGTAGCTAATAAGTTTAATCCAGGGATAGCCATCATTCCTGCTCTAGCCCCTAATACCATTGCACCTTGCTTAGTCCCTAGTGCTTTAGCTGTATTTTTTATACCAATAGTCTTAATAACACCTTGATCAAGTGCCTTTGTTGCCACCCTAGTCTTATTGCCTCCAAGTGCTGTTGACAAATGACTAACTGCCCTATTAGCACCAGTCATTGCTTCATCCATAAGTCCACCAGCACCAGAGTGGCCTAATGCTCCTCTGAAATAGCCTTGCATGAAACGTGATCCTTCAGTGGCTCCAGCAGAAGCCAATAAGTTTCCAGTAAGTCCAACTTGAGGACCACCTGCTAATGCTTTAGCCATTGGTGACATTGTTGCTGTGGGACCTGCAGCTCTGGCAGCAGTTAATCTTTGAGCATATGATGTATTGGCCATTCCAATAGGAGCGGTACGCATGCCAGCGGCTACTTGAACTGTAGATTTACCCTGTAATATAGCTGGATTATTCATCCCCGCTAGTCTTCGAACTTGTTCTTGACCAGTTGCTAATTGACGAGCTGCTCTGCCTGATCCTTTTCCAACCCTACGTTCTAAGGTATCAAGCTTTCTTCCAGCGGTCATCATCGACACCATACCACGTTGGAATACTTGTGTTTCTGGTGCTAGAGCTGCATCAGAGCCATATACTGCAGTTCTGAACGCACTACTCTTTGCTGCTTGGCTACCGCCCATTTTAGCTGCCATTTGAAATGGAGAATAAAATGGAGTTTTATCTGCGGCGTTAAACATTGCCAAAGAATTATATCTACCTAAAGCTGCTGGTCTAGTAGTTAAGTGGTTTGCCCTTGCTCCTTTGAGAAATGGCATTTTTGTGTCTGCGCCTACTGCTGCAGCTTTTCTAGCTCTAGTAGTTTTTGATCCATAAAATGCATTACTGCTAGGACTTTGAAGAATTCCTTCTTTAGTAAAGCCACCAAGTTTTCCTGGCCCACCAAAACTTCTACCACGTATGGACATTTCGCGACTGCGAATATTAACTTCTTTTCCAGCAATTGTAAATTGTTTAGCTGGAGTTTTGAATGTTTTGTCGCCAAATCCAAAAGTTCTATTATTATCCCCAAAGCCACCACGCATCAAGGTGTTAGAGCCTCTATGTTGAGCAAACAGGAAAGACGCCGAAAAGCCAGGAAGATTCTCTAGCATTCTAAATGCTAATGGGGTTTCGCCTCCACTAAGCTCATTCTGGTCGGGATCCATGTTTAACCCCTTCTGCTATTGTGCATGCCGAGAACCATGTCACCATATGCTTGAGTAGAAGATGCTTGCATAGCTGAACCTTTTGCATAAGGTGATTCATTAAAAAATTGTTGATTTCTATTAACATAACTTCTTGCCATAGTTGATGCGCCTAGTGCTGCTCCTGCTACTGCCCCAATGGCACCAAGGGCTCCTCCACCAATTTTTGAAGGCACTCCTCCTTTGAGTAGTGTTTTGCCACCAATGCCTCGAATTTTGTTTCCACCAATAAGAGGAATGTCTTTTGCATAGTGTGTTGGAACATTTATGCTTTCCTTAAGAGTTTGCTGCTTAAGCATAGAGCCTGCTGCTCCAGCACCTATTCCACCAAATATTCCACCAATTGCTGCACCACCTATAGTGCCTGCTGCTCCACCTTTTGAGCCAGTACCTGCATCAATTAAACCGCTAACACCCAAGCCTTGTGATCCCATAAAATATTTATCTGCTTCAGGATCACCAAAAGCAATATCATTACCAGCATTTATTACAGGGTCTACTGTTTTTTTAGCAACGCCAGCAGCAAAAGCTCCGCCCTAGTAGGAGTCCAGCACCTTTTCCACCAAGCATCCTTGTTCCAATATTTGCTAATGCTGCCATTTAAAATCATCCTCCATAAAGATGGTTATATTTGTTTGGACCCATTTGGGTGTGACCTATTTTGTTTCTGTCTAAGTTTCCAACAATACCGGCAGTAACCAATGGGTCTCTTCTAGTACTTTGAGGGCTAGCAAGTGATGCTTGACTTCTTTGTGTTGCTCTTCTTGGGTTCCCAGGTTCTGTTGGTTGAGATTTTACGGTCTCATCATAAAGATCAGATTCCCTGTTCTTCTTTGACATATAGTAACCAATACCTGCGGCAGCTAGACCTATTGCGGCATAACCTAAATTAGTTTTATTTTTAAGAAATAAATCAGTCATTGGAGTTTTTATATCTGATCTTATTTTTTTAGTAAGGTCAACTTCTTCGCTTAAGACTCTAGATGTTCTAGATTTTCTAACTACACTTTCTGCTGCTCTTCTTGCCTTGGGATCATTTTCAAATATCTCTCCAAGTTCATTGGCCCTATTCAATGCCTGTTCAGCTTCTCTTTGAGCCATTTCATCAGTTAAACCAATAGCTAGATCACTTTGGGTGTTTCTCATAGCAGACAGTGTTAGTGCGCCATTTTCTGAATGGACTAATCTCATATGGTGATTTGCTAATCTAACATCGTTATCTACTATGTCAAGATCTCCACCCATCAAAGCCTGAACTGCCTGCTGCACTGGCTGTCCTTCTATGTTTCCTACTACAATTCCTTTTTGTCTAATTTTTTCAGCCAAATCTGCTGTAAGCCTATCTCTTTCTGCGGTGTCAGTACCTGCACCTATTGCTGCCAGTTTAGTCCTATCCATAGTCTTAATATCTTCTAAACCATTTATATCACTAAGATAGTCAAAGTGTTCATTTATGTTATCTAGCATGCCTGTTGCAAGTTTCTTAGACTGTTCTTCGCTCAAAGACTTGTTTGCCCCAAAAACTAAGTTAATTCTAGCCCCAACTCCTTCAGGAGTATCTGCTTCAGATAAATAGCTCAATGTAAATCTATTTAAACTGGTATCAAGTATATTGTCTACGTCACTAAAAGCTTTAATTTTGAGAGTTCTTGCTACACTACCGTCTGCTGCGGTAGTGCTGCCGTATTCAAATATTGATTCAAAATTTCCCAATACCTTTGAAGCAGGAAGTGCTCCAGTAGCATCATATGCACCAACTAGTCTAGTGGTATCTTGGGCATTAAAGTAGGATAGTCCCATCTCCCCAAGCAGGCCTGCATGTTTTGCGTGAGCCATGCTTCTTGATATGCCTTCTGTTCCAGCTGCCATTTGCCCAATGCCAGCTGTTGCTTGAGCTAACTTAACGCTCATAACTCTGTCTTGTACATTGAGACTAGAAAAACCTAGGCCAGACCTTGCGGCATTTTGATGGTAGGAACTTATTATTGCATCGCCCATATGAAGAACTGGCTGAAGATCTCTAATTCCTTGTCCTCTTGTTGGTTCTCCAAATTGCTTAAACATTGTACTAACATCAGCTTTGGTCCCAAATTGTTCGTCAGTTAAACCTAAGGATCTAATTATTTGTTCAGAATCTGTTGTAGCAGATATTCCTTGAACTGCACTTCTAGCTTTAAATGATTCGTCTATCTTTGTTGCATCTGAATAACTAAAGTTACTTAAACTTATATTATTATTAGCAACATCTGATATAGCTTGTAGCCTACTTGATATATTTGATCTAGCTATTCCTTCGTCTACATCAATTGGACTTGCTGATCTTGAGTCTATAAATTGAAAAGCTTCTTTTGATTTATCATATCTTAATTGACCTCTGGCACTTGTTGATAATCCAAGTTCGGAACCAGCTATATCCTCTAGCGTTACATTTTTTGCACCTGCACCAGAAAGATAATCTATTCCACTTTTTTTTAAATGAGCAACATCGGCAACATTTGTAGTGGGAGTAAGAGCTGCTCCTCTTAAATATTGTTTTCTGCCTGATTTAACAAAATTAGAAGCTGAATCTAATTTACTCATATCCATAAAATCTAATTCTTCAGACAATTGGTATTTGTACAAAGTACCTTGCATATGAACGTCAGTTTTTGCAATATGGGATCCTGATTGAATTTTTGTCATTAAATCTTTTGCGTCTTTGCTTCCAGCTAATGCATCTCTTTCAATCAATTCCAATACGTTAGAGTTAGCAACTATATTTTCAATACTGGAAGGAGTCGTTGAACCACCTATAGAAATCTTAGCTAAACTTTCTGGAGCTAATAATCTATTAACTTTAGCTGTAGCGTCTGGTAATCCTTCTGCTTTTTTTGAAAAATAGGCACTTAATGTTTCTTTTGTATCTATAAGGAAATCTTTATTCCCCTTATACTTTACGCCTTTGTATTCGTAATCTGCTCCAGAAATTCTATCAAAAACAGAATGCATTAAAGTTTTAGCTTCATCATCATATGCATCCAGTCCCTGTAATGTTTCTCCCATTTTTTGCAAGTCGAAAAAAATATTATGACCAGATAAATGGCTAATGTCGTTACTTAAAAATTGAGCAAAGAGTTTCTTAGACTCGGAAACAAACTCTGCTCCACCATTGGCCATCGACTTTACGTTGTCCGACCCTTCTATTATATTTACACCTTGAGATAGCAGCATACTGCCTTTTTGTGTTCTAATTCTTGCACTAGCCATTTGTAGATTTTCAAAAGCTGTTCCAAATGAGCTAACTTCGGCCCCACTGACAGAATCTGTAATTCTACCTGCAAACGATCTAACTTGAGATCCTCTTGTTACCCCAGTTGTTTCAACGTCAAATGTTAATATATTTCCAGAAGGCTTAAAGCCGAGTAGATTGCTGAGCTGCTGCCCTTTGCAGGGCATCTGATGTTAACATGTTGCTAACACCAAAATTAAAAGCAAGTTTACCCTCTTTATTTGGGTTTACGTTAAAGAATGTTCTTTGCAAAAAACTTATAGCTGAGTGATTTGTTTTTTCTGTTTGATTAACATCAAATTTAGTTAAAGTCGAGTATAAGTTTTCTGATGGAAATTCCATTCCAGGAATACCTGTCTTAGACAATAAAGTATCAAACCTAAGAACATTATCTCTAAAACTATCAGTCAACATTCGTTTTGTTTCGTAGTTAAAAACGCTTAAATCTATCTTACCCATCTTGCGCATTAGGTCAACATCTTTAACCCTAGACCCAAAAGCTAGGTTCTTAGAGCTCTTCATCATATCAAAAGCCATATCTTCAAATTGCTTGTATCTATTAATGAATTGGTCGTTAGTTCCAAAAATATCTTCTATTTGAGAAGTGCCCAATGCAGATTGCTGTACGGCATTAGTCGGTAAATTTATTCCAGGAGAACTTCTTAAAGAGGCAATAAGTCTATCTAATAAAGTTGTTGTTGCTCCAAAGCCAGTTTTATCAGATAGTCTCATCCTGTATTACCTCTATTATCTCAGCATCTATGACTACATCAGCTTCTATGTATTCGTCAATTTCAAACTGTCCAGTTTTTTTGCGAATAAGTTTTTCACGTTCTTTTTCAATATCTTTAACTTTGTACATAATGTCAGAGATAGCTTGGGCTGTGTCTAGTTGTGTTTGACCAATCTTAGCTTTAGCCTCGCGCGTAGCAAGAAGTTGATTGCGTAAATCTTTTCTTCTCTTGTGTAACTTATCTTCCAGCTCGACTGCAAGGTGCAATTCTTTTTTCATGATTGGCTCACCAGTATTGGAATCAATCCCAATAACGTTTTCTTGAATAAAATGTTCCTTGGCAAGAAGTTTAGTTTTACGCATGTACTGAACTTCTTGATCTACCAGGTCTCTAATCATTGAAACTTCAACCAAATTTTCTGGGCTAACATCTAACTGATGCATATACTCATTTGTAAACTGAGAAACGATTGCCATTTCTAAAGGGCATGGATTTCCTTTGGGAGCTAAGTTCTCTTTTAATAAGGGACATGTATCAGCAAAGATGCATTTAGTTGCTTCACAGTTCATTGGGATTGAAGAAAACATTGCTGTTCTTGTTTTTTGTGGGCGAATCATTTCCACTACTTTTTCTTTATCTTCATCTGTCCAAGATTCAGGTAAGAATAAATCTGGTCTTAAGGACTCAAAACTTTTCAAGAAAGCATCTTTGTCGTATTTTTCTATATTAGACATTAAAATCTATCCATTCACTGGCTCTTAAGCCTTGTTCATCAAAGTGTTCTATTACTGAGCTTTTGCAGTTAGTGCAATAGTACTCTCTAGTATACTCGAAATTTTCCTTATCTTGAAAGAATTCGATTACATTCTGCAGTTGATGAGCACAGCGTGGGCACATCATAGGATTAAAAACTATTAACTACTTCAGAGATACTCTTTTGGAGTTTATCTATTAGAGCTATATTTTCGCCGGCACTGATGAAAACGCCAATTTCTCGCATTTGATCTGGAGTTAAAACTGCAGTTGGCATGTACCTAGCACCTTTGCAAACCTCGCAGTAAAAGTCTTTTCCATTACTTGAGCACAAGCATCTCTCTATGATGCCAAAAAATTCTAAAGCTTCTGCGATATCAAACCACTTGCTTTTAAATAACTTCTTAGTTTGCTCTTTATATGCTCTTAATTTATACTGATCACTAGAGAGCAAAGTTCCCATATCTAATGATTGTTTCATTAATTCATTAATTGTCTTATATAAAAAATTGGGTAATTCAAAATCTCCATTGGAATTTATATAGCTTTTCCAATCACTCATAACATTTCACATTCTTTTTAGTTTAAAACTAGTATCTAGTCATTCCAGATCTTCCAGAAGATGTTCCATCGCCTCTTCTGTTCATTGCTAATCCTGCTATGACTGCAGCTCCTGCTCCAATCATAAGGCCCTTATTGCTTAGAAGCTTACCCTTTGGATTTACATTTGGAATTGGCGGAACTCTAACTGGTTTTGGAGGGCCCTGCATTGCCCCCAGCGCACTTCCAGCTGGTCTTGGGGTTGTTCTACCTCGAGCATATTGTCCGCCAGGTGGGGGTCTTGATGCAATAGGTCTTCTAGGTGGTGCTGATACTCTAGCTCCAGGTGGAGGTCTTACTGCAGCCATTCTAGCAGGAGTCATTTGAGCTCCAGCATTTGCCGGAGATATGAACCTTTGTCCAGGCGTTCTTTGAGTGTGACCACCCATTCTGTTTAAAGCTACTGAACCGTATCCGTTGGGGTTTCCTACTGGCATCATGGCCTCCTACAAATGTATTATACAGTTATAGTAACCATTAAAGTATTACTTGTTAGTATGCGTTTTTTTGTAATCTCTTAATTGATTAGATGACTCTTTAGCTTGTTCTAGAGTCAGACCTGGATATGATGTATATTTATCATTCATTACTCTTAATTGCTCTAAACTTGTAGCTTTAGGAGCTAAGTAGAATTTGCTTCTTAGTTTAATTTCTTCTTCAGTCATTTGCTTGTTCCTTTTGTTGTTTTTGAGGTTTTATTAAACTTATCTTAAAATCTTCCTCATGGTCAATCTCAAACAAAGTTCCTCTAGGTATTATACTAGATATTATCAACTCAGCAAGTTTGTCTTCAATGCCTTCTCTTCTGACCTGAGAAAGTCCTCTTGCCCCCTTGACGGTATCTATACCTTTTTCGATTAAACCTTCTACAACTGAATCGGTATAAGTTAAAGAATATCCTTTTGAAAGAAGTTTGCTTTTAACTATCGACATTTCTAACTCGGCAATTGATATCATGTCGTCATGTCGTAAATGATTGAATACTACAACTTTATCTATTCTGTTTATAAACTCTGGTTTAAAGTGCTTACGAATAGCTTCTAGGGTATTCTTTTCTACAATTTCTTTATTTGGTATTGCTCTAGTCTTTGTCTTGTAATCTACAGTGCCAGTAAACCCAGCTGAGGTCTTAAGTAGGTTGTCAGCTGTTTTATCATTACCTAAGTTAGTTGTCATGATTATGACAGTGTTTTTAAAGCTGACTTGCTTACCTTTATTGTCTGTAGCAATTCCTTCGTCAAAAATTCTTAAAAAAGTATTCCAAATGTCTGGATGAGCTTTTTCTACCTCGTCAAGCAAGACTACCGTATTGGGATATTTTTTAATCATGTTAATTAACTGACCACCATCTTCATGGCCAATGTAGCCAGGAGGTGATCCAATTAACTTTTGATTCTCGTGTTTATGTTGCAATTCGCCACAATCAATACGTACCATAGAATATTCTGACCCATATATGTATTTATGCAATTCGTTTGCTAGGTGAGTCTTACCCACGCCCGAAGCTCCGGCAAACATAAAAACACCCAATGGTCTATTGGGATCATTCATTCCAGTTTGAGATCTCTTTAATGCAGATACAATTATCTCGATAGCATTGTCTTGACCTATGACATTTGTCTTTAAATGATTATTAAGTCCAAGAAATTTTTCTTTACTTAGTTTTTTAGGTTTTGGTTTAGCTTTTTCTTCTGAATGCTTTTTAAACGTGTCATTAAAAATTTTTTCCAAATCTTCTGAGAAATGAAATGGATCGTCGGAATCAGAATCTTTTTTCTTATTCTTAAGACTAGGGATTATTGGATTACCAGTGTAGGCAATATCTAACCAGTAATCTACATCCAAACCTGGGTTAAGCATTATACAACCAGCATATAAGGCTTCTATACACTTTTCTGCAGCTGCGCGAGACATTACTCTCAAAGCTTCAGCAACATCTGTTTTTATATTAAAAATTAAGGATTCTAATATAGCTTTACGATAAACGTTAGTACTTTTATCTTTTATCTCAGAAAGAAGGTTTTCAGCTTCTTCTGGTCTCAGCACTTTATACTTAACAAAGATGCCTAGTTCTGGCACATATATTTGATACATATTCATAATAAGCCTACTTGTTTTTAAAAATAGTAATTCATTTTATCTATTTTTCAATGCCAAGTTGACTACGCCTATATTAGTATACTTATATAAGTTAACTAAGGTATATAAGATAATAGTCTTGCAGGAGCGTTAGATCTACTAAGGCTTCCTAAGCTCTCTTATATAGGAGTATATCAACATAACTTTGGCGTTGTCAAGTAGCTCTAACCAATATCTTCGATTGCTGGGTGCGGATACGAGCAAGGACCAGAGAAATGCCAGTATCTCAACAAGTCATCTACGTTATGTATTCTCTTATAAAGTAAAACCATTGCTCTACTAAATTCTAATTCTTGATCTATTTTTTTTGAACTACGACTCATTTGTCTCCTAATGACGGTATAATCTGTGCTAATTTACTCTATACATTATACCATTGGAGGTGAGCTCGTGGACACTAGTACACGCTTAAAACACTTATATAACTTGCTTACAGCAATAAGAGAACACAAACTCGGATTGGATTGGGAATCAAAAACTCAATACAAAGAGATTGAAGAAAAGATAATTGCTGAGATCAAATCAATTAGCATCTACACGTCTGTGGTAAAATAGATACATGTCAGACGATAAATCACTAGAATTAGCAATTGCCCAACTTGAAAGACAATTTGGAGCAGGTGCAGTAATGAGACTAGGGTCCAAGGATATCAAAGCTTGGCCCGCAGTTTCAACCGGAGCACTATCATTAGATATGATACTTGGAATTGGTGGACTTCCACTAGGTCGAGTAGTCGAAATCTATGGACCTGAATCCTCGGGCAAATCAACGATATCTTTATCAGTTGTGGCCCAAGCACAGAAGATGGGCCTTAAGTGCGCTTACATCGACGCTGAGCATGCTCTGGACCCAGTCTACATGGATGCCTTAGGCATTAATCTAGATGATCTCCTTCTTGCCCAGCCGGACTATGGCGAACAGGCATTAGAGATTGCAGATAGACTCATACGCACGGGCGAGGTCAATGTAGTTGTAATAGACTCAGTTGCAGCCCTTGTACCTAAAGCTGAGCTAGAAGGCGACATGGAAGCCAACCAGATGGGCCTACAAGCCCGTATGATGGCCAAGGGATTACGTAAGATAGTAGGTCTCGCCAATGAACACAAATGCCTAGTAATCTTTATTAACCAGCTTAGATCTAAGATTGGTATCATGTTTGGTAATCCGGAAACAACTCCCGGAGGCAAAGCCTTGCCATACGCAGCATCAGTGCGAATCGATGTGCGTAGAAAGGAAGATATTAAAGATAAGGCCGGCGAATCAATTGGTATCAAGGTAAAAGCCAAGATTATCAAGAACAAGATGGCTCCTCCTCTTAAGGTTACAGAATTTGACATCTATTACGGTAAGGGTGTCGATAACTACGGTTGCCTACTTGATGTGTGTATGTCTAAGGGAATCTTCTCACAACGTGGAGCTTGGGTCTATTACAATGGTGAATCATTCTCACAAGGTAGAGATAACGCTATTGACAAGATCAAAGCTGATCCAGAACTAGTATCAACGTTAGAAGGGCTGATCAAAGATGGCGTTCAAGCCGACCCCTTGTCCTGATTGCAAATATCCGCCAAACTTCATCTTGGCTGGTCTCGCTAAAGAAGACTTTGATGATGACCTAGATAGAATAGATATTCGCTGTAGAGATTGTGGTGACCATTGGGTAGAGGTGGTAGACGATGCTAAGTAATCAACAGATACTAACATACCTGGAATATTGTGAATTATTTAAGGAATTGAGCCAGCTCGCCCAATCGCCCGAATAAATTTTTTTAATATATTTTTTTTACATTTATGGTACTATAACTTATACACAACAGGATTGGAGCGTGTCCACATGGATAACTTTTTCGAACAGATTCAGTCTATGTTTGGCGATCAAGAACTAGTAGATGGTTTGCTAGAGTTTATTGCTCCACATGAAGGTCAAGACAGTAAGATCATCACTGCTTACTCAGAAGATGATGGCGAGATAGTGTTTTCTATTTTCTCCAAAGAACAATACGAGATGATCTATGAAATGGCTAAAATACTAAAAAAGCCTGTTGAAGACATAGTCAGAGACCTTAGCCCAGATGAAGTAGAACAATTCTACTACGATCCAGACCAAGGCTCAGACGATGGTGAATGTGACGATCCAGACTGTGATTGCCACGATCTAGACTAACACTGAGTTAGCCCCTTGTAATCCATTGATGTTGTAGGTCCCATAGACTACACATCCAAAAATTTCCATTGCTAGGCGTCTGCTACGTACATTGCCTAATATAGATGGAACATACTGATGATCTTTAAGATGCGCTACTGGTGGTAGCGTGTCTTTTTTATTTGTATTGAAAGTATAGATGTCAGTCTCTTTAGAGATGTTCCATTGAGTGTCTAGATCTACTTCTCCCTCACGTGAGAGCGTTTTGTAGTTTACTAGGACGCCGGCATCAAATACCAGATTCTTGTCGTCGTACAGGCCGTACAACAGGTTTGAGTCTACGTGTGTACCCATGAAGACTATGGAGTCATAATCTTGACGAATATGATATGAAATATTTTTGTATACAATTTTGGTGTTGGCCTTTAGGGATAACTTATCATTGTACGTATACGTGATTATGTCATGATCATACGCAAACTGTGTGAGTATGTTGTTGTAGGTAAATAACTTGTGTGATCCTATGATCAGTCTTGTGTTTTTGTTAGGCATGATTGATATTCCTTTTTTAATCCATGAATCCGTAATTGTCTGCGTCGTAGTCGACGTAGTTGTCTGCATAGCTGCTTGAGACGTAGCTAGAGGCGTAGTTGTCTTGTGGTATTAAGTCTACCCATTGTGAGCAGTCTGGGCATCTTACAGAACTTGAGAGAGCGTTTTTTATTACGAACTCTGTTCCACATTTATCGCAATTAGCGTAATCCATTGGGTTTCCTTTATAGCTGTTCAGAAGATCTGATTCAGCTGTGTGTTTATTGCCGGCGTATCCGACAACAGTGAAGCTATCAGGGGTTCTTTGCGTTTGCAACCTCTAGGGCATTAAAAATATAGGAAAAAATTTTTGGGGCGATTCGAGAAACAGATGAGGGTGATCTCTGGGGTTTGTTTGTATATGAACCTGTATAAGTATATATACAGTTATATAAAAGTCCTATAGAGTAAAAAATAGGGAAAAATTATGAGCCACTAATAGTGAGTATATGTGTGCTCTCAGATCTTTTAACGTGCCCACCCGGGTATGGGGGTCTCTAGTACATAACTCAACAGTCATATATAACAATTATATATGCAACGTGACACTTTAGGAGGAGTCATGAACACATACACACAAAGAAGGATAATGGTTGCACTAATCATTACCCTTATTTCAATAGCAAGTTCCCTTGCAATTAAGGCTGTAGGGAATGCCCTATCTACACCAACCTTTACCTGTATGCCAGCAGAGGTACGTCTAGGACATCAAATGATTTGGAACATTGCAGATAACAACTGTGAGGGACATATAACAGATGCAGCTGTGTCCATCATGAAAGACAACAACATAGAAGGAAAAGACTTACGTCAACTACTCCCATCAACAATCATCGTTATCAAAGGAGGTAACTAAGATGGCTGCAAATTATAGAAATGAGTTTTGTGTTCAGTGCCCAAAATTTGTTGAAGAGGGTCATGGCTTTCGCTTAACCCATGAAGGAGAATGGCGGACATTCTGTGCTACATGTGCAGTTGCTCGTCAGAAAAACAAAAACAAATCCGTATCAACGGCAGCCTATACAAATAGGCAACCAAAACTATTTACCGAGGAGGTAATAACAATGGACGCCAATCCAACAACCAACCCTGAGGAGGGAATAATGAAAGCACCGTTTAAGGTGGGAGACAGAGTCAAGAGCATCAAGCATGATTATCTTGGCACAGTAAAGTGGGTTAAATTTGAACCCAATGGAATAATGGTCAACAGAAAGAGGCGCGGTAGTCACAAGTGGGACTATGTCCAGAAAGTAGAAAAGGGAGGATACACAGTAACAGTTAACTGGGATTCAACTCCAATTTGTCGACTTCACGCAATGCAAAACGCAAAAGTCCTTGAACTAGTTGTATCAGAACCACAACCAACCAACCCTGAGGAGGGAAACAAAATGGAAACAAAAGAAACTTTGTTCACCATGACAGAAAAGCAGATTGCGTATATACGTGATTTGTTTAAGTCAAAGAAGCAATTCATGACTATTGATGAGCAGGAATCTCTTATCAATAAGATGACGGGTCATATCAATGGCTCAGCTGTATTAACAACCAAGTGGGCATCTGCAGCTATCACTAAGCTTCAGTCCTACAACACAGAAAGGAGTGCATCATGAAGATGTACCAAGTAACCGATCACTCTACCGGAGAGATCTTTGACATCGAGGCAGAATCTGCTTCTATTGCTGGACAGGCTTTCCTTATGGAAGGTCGGTCCGTAACCATTAAACCTATCAACGATAACCAGGAGGTAATCGCAATGGACACCAACCCGGTGAACAAAACAACCAACCCTAAGGAGGGAACAAATATGATCAAGGAATACCTTGTTCGACTAAACCACGTGTACACCCGTGTCATTACAAATGATCCAGTGTATGCATTCGGTGATGACAAATCTGTTGTCATTGAAGAGACCAAGCCAGGTGGATATCATTGGTTCATGCTGGAGCACATGTTTGGTAAACAATCATTTGCAGTTGACATCACCTCATTTGTAAATCCATATGGAGATACGCAATCTGGTGTTCTTGACCGTGGTAACAACAAACCTGAAGACATCATCTTTGGATGGGCAGACTTTGATGCGGAGTACATGATTCGTGTTAAAGGACACAAGTCAACTTTGTTTTCAGATCTGTCTGAGTATGGATTGTCTGTAGGCAACTCAGCTAAGATGACAAAGCGTCTCACCGAAATCATTCGTGCAGCACGTGGTGGCATGGTAAACATCAAGCGTCAACATAAGATGGCTCGTATCTTGGTACTCAGTCATTATGACATCTTGGACTTCTTTGCCCATTTGGGTACAGAAGATGTTGCAGGTAAAGCTTTTGACGGTATTAGTCTCATTACAGATGACTATGCCAAGAAGGTATATCGTGCCAACAAGCATTTGCCAGGTAAAGCAAAGTATCACACACTCAAGGGCATGGAAGATCGCAAGGTCACCAACCATACCATTCGTGTAGTTACTTGCATCAATGGTCAACCAGGTATGGTAAAGGGTAACGCCTTGTCTGTACCAATGGATGCATTGCTTGCTCGCCTGCGTGAGCGTGGAATAATCTCATCTACTCAGGTAGTTGACATTGTTACATCGGTAGACAACTTCAAGACAGAACTTGGTACAGATGGATCTTGGGAGATCATTACTCTCGAGCCACATCATGGTCCAGGTATGGTAAAGACTAATGATCAGACTCTTGCACAGTTTTGGAACATCGAAGGTATCTTTGAACCCAAGGCTCTGTTGACTGAGTTTAAGTCTGTCCTTGATAATGCTTACAACAATCTTGTTGAAGGTAAAGACATTCAGTGGATGCAGAACATCGTAGCTGAGCGGATTACCAATGAGACTGAGAAGTTTGCTTCCATCACCGGAGGTAAGGTAACCAGTAACATGAACAAGATGATTGCTAGCTTGCATGAGCTCGGATTGGATATTGGGGTCAGCCAGACTCTCATGTTCATGCGTGCGCAGGGTATCAAGAAGATGTTCCTTTCGGACAACAAGAAGGATGGCTTTAACTGGCAAGCAAATGCTCGTGAGAAGAAGTCCTTTGTATTCATGCCATACGCATACCGTGCATATGTAATGACCAAGGAAGTATTGTGGCTTGCCGGCTATGACATTGACTTGAATGACAAGGAATCCTTCTACCATGAAGAAACTCAGACATTCTGTGTACCAGGAGTAACTTGGGCTAATATCCAGGGTAAACTTGGTGGCGCAGACTTGGATGATGAAATCATGGTTCATGAGCGTCGTTACGTTCGTCCAGATGGAACAGTCAACCCACTAGTAGCCTTCCTTGTTCGTACTCCGAATGATTGGGCAGAGTTTGCTCTCTTGCCTTTGGCTCAGCCTGGTCCAGCATTCTTGACTGATGGTGACATGCCAACTATCCACGCTAAGGATCTTGCTAAGTTCAAGCAGGTTTCTGTGGCTGGTGAATTGCCATCCAAGACAATTGGCTCAGACCGTCCTGGTTCTCCAGTATGGGATTGGGATTGCACTAGGTACAACCACGCAGCATCATCACTCAAGAGTGGTGGAGTTGGTGGACAAGTCAAGACCAAGATGCTTCAATACGGTATCAACAATGCTCCGTTTACCAATCTTCCTTGTGCAAATGAGGACATGATTGATGCACTACAGCAGTGTAAGGGTACAGCAGCTGATCTCCAAGTATTAGCAGAATGGTCTGTAGAGGCCACAATGCAAGTGCTTCAGTCTCAGCCAATGGACTCTTACTGGTGGTATAGCCGTAAAATGTATGGTACAACCATCGCATTGAAGAAGCTTGGCCTTACCTGGTACCATAAGCCTGTATCAGCAGAGAAGTCACCTATTGTCCAAGACATGATGATCCCTCGTGAAGAGATGGTCCGTGAAACACATCAAGAAATGATCAACTTCTTGAACCGTAACATCATGGAAATCCCTGAACTGGAGAACATCTTCAAGGACAAGAAGCAAGAAATGCACTACCGTAAGCTAGTTACTGACATCAGCAAGATGTTTACAGTACCTAAGCTGCATGACAAGCATGGCAACCTACTTCCTGCAACTAAGCATGATGTAGCTAACCATATGCAGAAAGTGGCTGGTTCGCTGCTTGAGCGTATGGCTGACTATCAGTTCCGTGCAGGTAGTGAGCAAACCAATCTGCATATCCTGCGGATGGTTCGTGCTTCCTACCTTGTCAAGCAGGGTTATCCAGGTGCAAACTATGACCGTTGGTTGTATACCGCAGCTAATGACTCAGACGTCATCATGACCGATTACTTTGTGCGGGCCTTGAACTGGTTCCGTACCAAGTAATAAATAGCTCTCATTCTAAAAAGGGATGTGAGTTTTGAATAGTACATCAGGCTAGGCTCCAGCGCTGTCACAAGTAAAGGGGTCTAGTCTGATCGTATTCTAAAGTCTTTTGTTAGTAAATCCGCTAACAAAGTAAAGGGGAAAGTCCCCACAACAACTTACCTTAGGAGGTAAACAATGTCCACAATACTCAACTTCTGGCTAAACACCAGCCCAACCAAGCCAACCGTCTGGCTCGTCGACAAGTCTGGTCTTCTCAAAGGCTCAGTCTTTGTGAACCTCGAGTCTACACAGGCTCGTGACGACCTCGTTGCCCATCTGCGGTTGGCCTATGACAAAGGCGTCTCGTATGAGTTGGCTGTCGATGTGAAAAACATTGACACAACCAAGCCAACAGCGATGAAAATCAAGCTTGACCTTGACACTGTCATCAGCAACAAGATTGAGACAGTTAAAGCTGAGCCAAAGCCTGTAGACCGTAAAGTCATGGCTAAGCTTGAAGCACTCAATGCTAAATTGTCTGCTTTGCCTTCAGTAGAGCGTGTTGTTGTTGGTGGCTCGACCACTGACGACGACATCCTAGCGTTCTAGGCTGCGACCTGAGCAAGTCTGTAAACTGCTCCCCATCGTGGTTAGTAAATCCGCTAACCAAGTAAAGGGGATAGTCTCCCTACAACATTACCTAGGAGGTAATTCACATGGCTAAGTCAGTCATAGTCCCATCCCACTCCCTTTGGAGCCTCATCGATGACGATTCACGTCGTAATTTGGTGGCGCTCCACAAGGCTAGCGTTGAGTTCGAAAAGGCTCAGCGTCAGCTCAAGAAGGCTCATGCAGTAACGCCACTTCAGGCTACTGCTGATCGGCTCATTCTTGGGCTCTAGGCTTTACTTAGGTCGACAACACCTTGCACTGGCCAGCTAAACATGTCCTTGTTCGTACAGGGTCAGATTTCTCGAGAGATCTGGCTCTGTACTTACTTGTTTTTTTTACTCGCTCATCAGCGACCTCTTCGAGGTCACTTCTTCACTCGTACTTCTTCGAAGTCTCGACGACTAAGTAAAGGGTGGTTGTTCAGGTTATATAAACCTAGCTAACCATATAAAAAATTTTCTTATAGGACCCAAACTTAGGTCTACGGGTTATAGCGCCCAAATCGCAAAGCTATACAAACATCTATATATCTATACAAAATAAGAAATCTTGTGTCACCTCCTAACCAAGTAATGGGGTGGGTGGTCAGTTGATCGATCACTCACCTCATTCCAAGGTGGCACAAACACAATCTCTTGAAGGAGGGAACAAATGAACACAATTATCAACCGTCTACGCTGGCTTTCGCTTGGCGTATATCTAGGAGCATTCATCATGTGCTTTATAGAAACATATTCTAAAGATGATGACAAAAAGATAGACCTAACTAAGAAATGGTCTGATTACAAACATAATCACAACAAAGACGAAGAAATCAGAAAAATGGTAGACAAATGGCCACAACCATTTGATTCTGGCATAGATCATCCGCCATTGTTCAATAAAAACAAGAAATAAGGAGACACAATGTCTTATATCCGTAAAAATATCCAAGCAATTGGAATCGTATTCACAACTATCTGTTTCGTTGTTGGTCTTCTGGCCGGCAACAGATTCGGAAACAAACTCACAAAGGTAAAGGTACTTTCATGAAAGAAATTACATACATGCAATCATTAGAACTCATTGATCTTGCGGCACAAGAAAACAGGCTCTATCACCATAACGGTGGTCAAGCCTACATTCGCGTGTCTATGGATCTTAATGTTCTTATGATCATCGACCACACATACAATAACCGAGTAAACATTCAGCTCATGGATGGTACTGCATACTTCATTGAATGCAAGGACTACAATTATGTGCACTCTAAGCGTTTACGTGAACACTCTACCACTATGGTGGAATGGTATACCAAGCATACTCAACTCGTAGAACTGGACCTAGTCTAATGGCTTGGTACTGGTACTTAACTGGCGTTGTAACTACAATCTGCATTCAATCCCTCATTGTCAATATGGCATTTGCAAAGGGATGGTTGCAAGTTGTGGTTCGTCGCGGGAAACTCAACGTAAATGTATATGACTGGGATGATTCTAAAGGGCTAAAACGCTCTGCATGACTCTACTTATTATATACACACTGATAGGTCTATATACCTTTTGGTATGTTAGCAAACGTTAATACATGGGCTGTGCCTCTGAATAATTCTAACCAAAGAAAGGGAAGAATGAAAGGAGGCACAAGCTTATGTTTGACTGGCTATTTGATCTACTCGACACTATCCTCGGTCCATTTTACGACCGATAACTAAAACAATCTTTACAAAAAAGGAAAAAACAAAATGAAACTAAAGAAGCCTACTTCTAAAGTACTTGGTGAACTGACTGGCAAGTTGGTATCTAGTGCTGTAGCTCTCCCTGGTAAGACTAGTGCAACAACTAGTTCTATCAAGTCAGAGTTCATCGCTGGATTCAACGCAACTAATAGTTCATCCAAAAAGATGGAGAAGACATCGGATGAGTCAATTGACCCATTCGCAGCCTTTTCTGACCACAAATAAAAACAAACTAAAAAAACAAAGGAAATATTCATAAAATGAGTAATCTATTAGACAAGTTCGGACTTGGCAGTGACCTGTTCTCTGCTGTAGCCGACACCCCAGAAGTCTTTGAGACAACTGGTCGCACAACCACTCTTCACGCTGGTCGGAAGATTGCCTTCAAGGGCACCATCAATGGTATCGAAGTACCTGCGTATGCTACCTTGCAAGAGGCAACTCTCTCTCGCATGAGTGTTATTGAACAAAAGTCCCCATATACTGGTGA